GGGCTTCCTGGGCCTGCCATAAGGGGGGGTCATTTTTAGAAAAACGGCCCCGGTTGTTTAGGGGCAAGTTCCCGCGCTTGCCCCCCCGCCCGCCCACACTTGGGCCCGCGCGATTCGCACGCCGTGGGCACGCGCAGGCGAGAGGCTGACCCAACCCCATCTCGCCGGCCCATCCCGCCCGACCTTCGCCGCCTGACCCGTCGTCGCCTTTGCCTTCCCTTCATCTTCGCCTCCTTTTCCCTTCCCCTTCTCATCGGCGCCCTGTCGAATCCCTTGAGCACTTTCTTGCAACTCACTCTTTTCTCTTAGCCTTTTCTTCCGCCGCCTTCTCCGTGTACACCATCAGACCCGAGCACGCCCCCAGGAACAGCCAGAACGCAAGCGTCCCATGCCCTCCCGCCGCAGCCGCGCCGAACCCAAACGCACACACCAGCATTACCAAAAGTGCCTTGTCCATCGTCGCCTCCTTGTCCTTATGCTTTCCTTTATCGGCACGCCTGCCCATGCCTTTAGCTCTTTCATGCTGACCCATGCTGCCCTGCTGCACCGGCACGCTCCGTGCAACGCGCGCGCACACGCACGCATATCTGACAAAGTGCCAAAACCCGGCCTGCCGCCCCCCGTCCGCCCTCCCTCGAAACTTTTCCAGGCCAGATTCCAACACGTTGCAAAAAAAGATGCCCCCCCGAGCTAAGGTTTTTCTTGCACCCGTCGATAAGTTTTATGAAGGAAATGACCGGAGCCGAAAAAAAAACTCTCAAGTTTCCCTCCCAGGCTCCGATAAGAAAGAGACCCCGATGCAAACAGAGGAGACCAGGATGAACAGGAAAGAACAGACCGAGCTGGCCCGGTTCCAGCGGTACTTTGGGGTGGTGGCCACGATGGAGCAGTACAGGATGGTGGTGGAGGTGGCGAGAGGGCTGGCGGTGGAGGCTGGGGTGGAGCTGGATGGGGAATCGAACGAGCACTGGTACACGGCCATTGAGCTGGTGGGGTTGGAATAAAAAAGTGCTCAAGTTCCTCCCCCAGGCTCCGATAAAGAAGAGAACCTGATGCGAACAAAGGAGACCGAGATGTTCAAGACCACGACGCTCCACGCTGCCCTGGCCTGCAAGACTGACCTGGAACCCGCGGACGTGCGGGCCCTGGCCGCCCTCTGGGGGGATTTTGGGAACATGGACGATGGGCTGGGCGGCGCGGTGCGCTGGTGCCTGCGGGCCCTGGAACTGACCCCGCACCCTTGCGGCAACCCTGTGTTCGAGTGCTGGTACAGGTGAGGTCGAGACCAACCCTCGCGGGCACAGCCCGCACGGAGGAACACACCATGAGAGTGACCATTAAGACGACAGATGAGGGACGGTTCGGCGAGATGCATTGTGTTCAAGTGGGCAGCCTGACCGTGGCAGTGCTTCAGGGCCCGGCCTCCGAGCGGTGGAAACGCTGGGCCCGCGCCTGGACACGGGAGGCTTTCGCCGGGATGAGTGCGGACGAGCTTTTCACTACGGTGAAGTTTGGTGGGCGGCAAAAGTTTCGCGGGGATGAGCACCTTCGGAAGTGACGCAAGGTCGAAACGCCCTCGCAGATGGGCGTCTGCCGGTGAGGCCGGCACTGAGGAGACCAGCGGACTAAAGTTCCGCACCGAATCAGCCGAAGAGTAAGTAAGAGCCAGCGGACGGGAATCCATCCAAAGGCAAGCGGACCGGAAAGCCCTGCCCATGCGCAAGCACGAGGCGGCACCTCCCGACCCCCGCCGCCCGCCAGCCAATTGTGGTGACCGGGACGCGCTTACCATCTGGAAGAGGCAGCGATGGTGTCCACGGGATTTGTTCCTGTGCTGACGAGGGCCTAATCGAAGGCCGAAACACTAAGGAGGCATGTGTGAGACGTGATGCGTCACCCGAGACTTTGTGTATGCTAAATATCCGCGCGTACGCGCGTGCTGCCACAGAGGCACGGCTTGCAGGGAGAATCCAGGACGCGCTGAAGTATGAACAAGCACTGGAGCGCACTATCGAACTTGCGCGGGAGTTGGGCTTTGGTTCGGAAGCGGAAGATGCGGCCGAATCGGAGCGAGAGTAATTAGGCTGAAACACCTTGGGGGGATGTATGTACACTCTTTCTTTACACGGCACTTGGACCATTTCAGAAACCCTTGCAGTAGGTCAAAAATTTAAGACACAATGCGTGTCACCTCATAACATGACGGATTGCTTGACGGCAGGGAAAACCTACACGGTGATGATAATTCCCCGAATCCTGCCCATGTCTCCGCTTTGTGTTTTTGTAGGCGATGATGGAGTGGAACACACGGCGCACCTGGAAAGATTCCAGAAGCTGGACAATACGTTTCCTTGACTGGGTTTCCTGACTTGTGTCTTTTGTCGCATACAGGTGTCCGCCCCTGCCGTTGGGGCGCTGACGAGTCCTTTGCAGGACGAAACACCAGAGCCCAGCGGCAGGGGGCATTGTAATCCTCCAATATGTTGGCCCCGCGTGTCTGTCGATGCGCGGGGCCCTTTCTTTGGGGGCACACAAACATTCTGAGGAGGAACCCACGATGTCACGGAATAAATTCTCCTTTGCAAAGTACATTCGCGAACTCTACCTGCGTCGCCTCTGCGAAGCTCACACGGCCATCACGTTCCGGCTTGGCAGTCCCGAGACGACCCGCCACGTCGGCATCCACCTCCTTGCACCGGAACAGTGGGAACTGGACCGGGCAATTGAGCGGGCCGAGGCGTAGGGGTTCGAGACTATCTACATATATGTGTGAGGGGACCATGCGAGTTTCACAAGTTGTGATTTTCATAGACGGACGGGAGCACGTCCGTATGCCCGTGGACTTGATTGGGCACGCAGGCATTGAGGCAATTGTGGCCTGCATCCGCGAGACCTGGGATATCGGCGCGGAAGAATCTGCACTCAATTCCCAGGGCCTTTGCATCTACCTGTTCACAAACAAACCAGCTTTTCAAATTGGAGCCTAACATGAACGAACCTGGATTCACCGTGATGTTTCTCGGCTTTCTTCCCGTGGCCCTGGCCGTGGGCGTCTTTGTGGGAAGCTACATTGCGGCCCGTGTTGTGTTCCGCAAAACCAAGCACTGAGGAATCACGCCATGGAAATTCTCATCACCTACGTAGTGATTGCCATTGCGGGCGCGTTCGCCACAAACAAGGTCGTCGAAGTGTACAAGCACAGCGAGACACTGGACGCGGACCGTTACGCATCGTGCGTCAAGCACGCTGAGGAAGTTCGCCAGTGTCGCGGCCTGGAATGAAGGAGGCAAACATGCAGGACTTACCAGACTTGGCCGCGATTCTGGCCGCCCTCAAGGGCAAGGGCACGCCCGGCAGTGGCACGCCCACACGTCCGGGCCGCGCTGCCACCCTGGTGTGCTTGGCTGCGGCGCTGGCCGTAACCGCGTGCGGCACGGAGGTGAGCCACAGCGTGCGTGCCCCTGTCGAGCTGATGCCACAAATTGAACAGTTTTTTGACACATGCCGGGAGCCGTGTGACGTCTTGTCTCCTCTCCACGTGCGCTACTCCGAGACACTTGCTGAAGAAAGGCTGGCTCTTGGTACCTGCAGCATCCAATGGGAGGGTTCGCAGCTTTGGCGGACCATCACGCTGCAGACTGGCATGGACCCTGCAACACATGCGTGGGTGTTCGAGCATGAGTTGCAACACTGCGTGAGATTCCAGCGGCACGAGGCAGAAACCCCCGCCAATGCGGAACGGCTTATGCATCCCGTGGCCGTAACGGACCCAACTCCGAGCCTGTTTGCGCGGGCCAGAAAGGAAGCACATGAGCGGGACGAAAGACTCCAAGGATTTTGAAGGTGCCAAAGTTTTCGATTACGAGACTTGGAAACGTGCACGGGGAAGGCGCGAGGGGATGCCTGCGCAGGATGAGGCTGCGCGGGATTCCTTTGAGCTACGCCAACGGCGCATCCAGGAATCAATTAGCAGGGTTAAAGCACTGGTTAAATAGCTGAAAGGAAAGGAGTAAGCTATGGATGATACCCAGTACAACGCAGCCGTGGTCTACCTGCAACGGCGCGGGGACACCTATGTAATGGACTGGCGTTCCATCAAGTGGTTTGCAAGCATTGCCAAGAAATGGGAGGCACAATGAATAACCCGGCTTTCACGGAAAGGGAATTCCAACTCGCCCGCCACAGTGTGTTCAACATGCTGCGTTACCGTTGGGGCGGTCGCAGTCCTGTGGGCTACCTCGGCATCCCTTTGCGCGGGCTCGTGCTTGCGCTAGACGCCCAGTGCCGGCGGGATTACGGGGAGGGATTCATCGGGCCGAAGCGGGGCAAGTATGTGGTGGAATTCCGCGAGACCCCACCCGGATGGCCCGCCGTGGTTCCGCTTGGCGAAGCCTTCCACTTCACAAATTTGGTAGTGCGGAAGCGGACAGGGCCAGGGCGGCGTCCCAAGTACGGCCCGGCCAGCAAGGAGGAGATTCACGCCCGGGCCAGGGAAGAGTACGAGGCATCGCAGCAAGCCAACACGACATCTCAGAACACCTAACACTAGGAGATTACAGATATGGTAAGGATACACCTACTCCTCCCTGCGGTCGTCGTGTTCCTCCGGAACCTCACCCGCTTCGTAACTTTCTCTTTGCTCACGCTGGCCGCTGGCGGGTGCGGATTCCTGCGTGACGCCGCGGACCCCGACGACGGCAGCGACGGCAAGGACGGCCGGCCCGGTGTGGCCGGCCCCCGGGGAACACCCGGCCCGCAGGGTGTGCCTGGGACAGATGGCTCACCGGGACAGCTCGGCAAGGACGGGCAGGCAGGGGAAGCGGGCCCGCAAGGGTTGCCAGGGTCAACGGGCGTGCCCGGCGAGACGGGCGCGACAGGCGAGGCCGGCCCAGCTGGTCCGCAGGGGTTGCCCGGGGTAGCGGGCCCGGCAGGGCAGGACGGAGTGGACGGACAGGACGGAGCCGCACCTTGGGGTGCGCCTCAGACACTCGTGCTCGCGGCATCCCGCACCTACGGCCCGTCGTACTGGGACAGCTACGTTGGCCCCGCCGTGGCCGGGCTGTGGACGTTGCCGCAGACCCTCCCGTTAGCATCGGGCGCGGCGGGAACGGGGTGGGCATACATCCAGCTTGGTTCGGTTCGCTACTGCTACCAAGGCAACGGGGACAACGCCACAATGCCCGGTACGGGGTTCACCCTCAAAGGTGCCCGTGTTGGTATGTACGCTTGCGACCTTGGTTCCCTGGTCCCCGTGCTGGGTGATGTTGTCTTGGCGCAGGAGGCAAACGTGACCGTGAGTGTGGCAGGCGGCGGGCTCGACAGCACGTTGCAGGCGGGCGGCACGGCCATTACGGCCACGCTGTACGTTGTACCTAGAAACTAAGCAAAGCACGCAGGCACCGGCCGCGGGGCCGCTCAGTAGAGGGTTCCGTGTTTGTGTGCCCGGTTGTGCGCGCCCATTTCTGGAGGAACCTTATGGGCTTTTTCATCTTTGCCGCGCAGGCCATCACACTGCCCGCTTCTGTGTACGGCCTGGGCGAGGTGGCGTGTGGGGACACCCACGCGCCGCGCCCGTGTGCGTATGGTGCACAGACTGCATCGGGCGAGACGTTTGACCCGCGCCGGCCCACGGCGGCGGTGTTTATGCCCGCGCGGTATAGGGTCAGGCCGCACTGGCTTTTCCTTAGGGCGGGCGAGGGCCCTTGTGTGGCCATATGGGTCAATGACAAGGGAAACCCACGCTACCATGGCAAGCGTGGTTTGGACTTGACGCCCGGCGCGTTTGAGGCTTTAACCGGAAGCAAGGCCAGACCGTGGTCCTCCCTTCCCAAACTAGAGAGGTGCTAAGTATGAAGTTCTTTCTTCTCCACCTGACCATGGCTATTGAACCGGGGGCCCCCGGCCTGCAAGAATTCCTGCTCGCATTGGCCCAGGCCGAGGCCGCCAAACGGGCGGGCGAACGCGTGCACGTCGTCGCCGTGGTACACTCTCGGGGCGGTGTTATCGACCTCGGCAGGCTTATTGGGCAGGCCCTCCAGAACGTCCAGGCTACGTGTATGGTTTCGAGGGCATACTCCGCGGCCTTGCAGTCTGTGCTCCCTGGGTGCCACCGCATCGTAGTGGCCCGGGACAGTGAGTTCATTTTTCACTCGGCTGCCGCAAGGCTCCCTGCGGACATGCTGTTTTCTGGGGCGGACTTTTACCAACTAACGCAGCGGGCCATGCAGACTTCAGAGGACATGGCGGCAGATGTGCGACAGGGCTTGGGGCCCATGCAGCCTACGTCCTGCGTCCCGTTGCGTACAAAGTGGGCCCAACTCCCGAAGCCCTCTTGTGAGGTCCTCCACATGTTCGAGGAAACCCGCTTCACAGGGGACAAGTTCACCACACTTTTTCCCGCCACGGTAGGCAGGGTCACGCTGACCCAGACCCGCAAGTCTTTCCTGCCCAAGGACTTTGACTTCAATGGGAAATAGCCCGAGACAGGCAGGGCCGACGCGTGCTATGGTGCGAACTCGAAGGGAGTTTCCACCATGGCTCGTCGTCCCCCTGCTTCCTGCGATTGCCCTGATACTGATTGCACTGGCTGCCTGGACCTGCCTATGGCCAGACCAAAGTCAGCCCCCAAGAGCCGGCACAAGATGCCGAAGGCGGAAAGAATCCTGCCCGTGACCCCGGATTCTAGGGCCGTGGGGGCATGCATCTTCGCTCACCGAGCAGAGGAGTGGCCCCCCAGGACGGGCATGCAGCCACACTACGTATCCGCAGAGGCGTACAAGTTGTCCGACCTTGAGATTTTCCTGCGCCCCGCACGCAAGCGTGACATCCCGCACTTCATTATCATCGGCGAGGAGCGAGGCAAGCGCGTGTTCCTACTCTATGTGCGGGGGAATCTTATTCACGAATGAGGAGGCCCGATGGAACCGAAGGCGACCCTGATTGCCATTACGCCCGATGCAGAAAAGACCATGGCCTACGTGGCACGCGTTTCCAGTCCCAACCAAACCAACCCCGAGTTTAAGAAGCTGCTCACCTACTGTTTAAAGCATGGCCACTGGTCCGTGTTTGAGCACGGCTATGCCACCCTCGAAATTGAGACTTCGAGGGCCATCGCGAGGCAGCTGCTTAGGCACCGTAGCTTTACTTTCTCGGAGTTCAGCCAGCGTTACGAACAAGTTAGGGATGAGCCCATCAAGGTCCAGGCCCGCAGACAGGACACCAAGAACAGACAAAACAGCGTGGCAGACATGCCGAAGGACACCCAGGACTGGTTCAGCATGGCCCAGATGCGGGCATACGACGCTGCCATGAACACTTACAGGGAGGCACTACGCAAGGGGATTGCCAAGGAGTGTGCCCGGGCAGTGCTCCCAGAAGGCATGGTCCAGTCTAGGCTGTACATGACCGGCTCGGTCCGGAGTTGGCTGCACTACCTCCAGACACGTCTGGGCAATGGTACACAGCTTGAACACAGACTGGTAGCAGAGGCCGTGCGGGATGTACTCCGCCGGGCCCTGCCCACGGTGATGCAAATTGCGGAGGAAACAATCCTTGCAGATAAAAGATGACCCCTGGGGCAGAGTGTGCAAAGGTTGCCAGGGTTACCTGCCCTGGGAAGCCTTCCACGTGCAACAACAAGGGTGCAACGGGCGCAAGCCGCGTTGCAAGACTTGCGAGGCAGCCAGGCAAAAGCAGGCCCGCTTTGTGGATGGCAGGGACGAGGAACGCCTAGCGAACAAGCGGGCGTGGTGGACTGCCAACAGGGACAAGTGTAACGAACACATGCGGGAGTACCGCAAACGCAAAAGGGAACAGGGCAATGCAAATCGACGTGAAGGGGCTCCTACTGGAGGGGGCCCTGCTGGAAAAGGCGGAGAAGGACGGCAAGGAAGCGGAGAAAGTGGGAGTGCTGCGCGGGGGTAACTCCGGCAGTCTGGTGCAGACGGACGAGGGCCTGCGTAGTATCGGCGGATGCGCACGTAAGGCCCTGCTCCGTATGCTCGGCACGGAAGTCCCCGACGACGAGGACTATGGCTCCAAGTCACTTATGTTCCAACTCGGGCTGTCGAACGAGGACAGCTGGGCGACATGGCTTGAACGCAGCTGGACAGGGCAGGGTAAGGGCGTGCTCCTGCGTGAGGAGGATGTGCCCACGTACTGGGCCACGCGCAACGGCACGCCCGTGACGGGCAGGCCAGACATTGTGCTGGCGGGCGCGGATGGCTTGCCGCAGCACGGCTTGGAACTCAAGCAAGTGAGTAGCATGTGGACGGCCCGCGACGTCCTCCAGGACAAGCCCAAAACTGCACACGTTTGTCAGGCCGCGCACTACAGCATGGTTCTAGGAGTACCTTTCACACTTGCGTACACAAACCGTGTCAACTTTCATGTGATGGGCAACCAGGACCAGTTCTCCTGGGTCCAGCGTCACTTCCCACGTTACGGGGAAAGGCACTCGGACAAGTGCGACTACAAGTTGGATGACGGTAAAGAGGCCACGCCTGAGAAGGTGTACAAGAACGGAAACGTGAAGCCGGGGAGGCCGGCCCAGCCACCGAGCCAGCAAATCTTCCGCGTGCTTCCGTTCGTCCACACCTTCACGCTCAGCTGGGAGGACGAGGAAGACGGGACCAAGCGTTTGTGGATTGCCCCCTCGGACCTGAACTTCGAGGAGGCTGCGCGGAAAACGCTGGTGACGGATGAAGGTATCGAGGAGTACTACGAGACCGCAGCCAATGCGGTGGAAACCGACGTACTCCCGCCGGAACCCGCCACGCTCGATGTGTTTGGCAATGAAGCAAAGTGGCGCGAATGTCAGTATTGTGCGTTGCAAGCCGTGTGTGAGCGTGCGCATGGGCAGGGCGAAACTTCCACGCAAAAGTGGCTTGGCATGGTAAATGCCTGGGCCAAAGAGAAGGCGCAGGAATAATCCCGCTTGACTTCGCACACCGACACGAGTTACATCACTGGTGCGTCCAGCATGGGCGTACCCCAAACAAGGAGCCTCCGAATGGCCATCGCATCAGTCTCTAAGTCCAACCCTTCTTCTTCCACCAAGAAGTACAAACCCGGCAAGACCCCCACGCACACGCTGTCCGTGTGCATCAACCCACAGGAAGAAGACAAGTCCAAGCGCGTGTACCAGACGCTTGCATTCCTGTTCCCAACCAGCTTCGGCACGGATGCCAATGCCCTGGGCGGTGCCGAGATGCTGCCACGCGAGGAAGACGACACCGAGATTAAGAAGAACCCACTGGTGAAGTTCTTTGTCACAGTTGACCGAGACGGCAAGAACGTCCTCAAGAAGCGCGTCAAGGCCAGCGAGGAAGATGAGAAGGGCAAGTTCGAGACCGTCAGCTTCCTTGAGAAGAAGGGCGGAGAGATTGTAGACTTCGTGGGCGAGCACGAGGGCAAGGCTTACTTCGTGAACAAGTGGAAGCCCAAGGCCAAGTAAGCCCTTGCGGGACAGTACATAACCCCCACGGGGCACGCTAGCTAGGCGTGCCCTTCTATTTTAGGGAACCAAATGACAGCAAGGAAAGTTTACAAAACACAGTTCTCAATACCAAACGAGGTAGTCATACTAGACAGTGTGACACATTTTTGGCCAAGCACTTCGGATGCAGCAACAACCAAAACACCTTACCACATAGAATTCGCTGATTCTAAGTTCATTTTGCAGTTCAAAACGGCTGCGGACAGAGACGCAGAGATGGATGCACTCACAAAAGCACTAGAAGGGAAATCCGATATGAATATCAAGTCGTTTGCCGAAGATGTGAAGTCCTTTCTCCCCTCGCCTACACAGGTTGTTTTCTTCCTTGTGGTTGTGTTTGTGCTGGACAAGTTCCTGTTCAAAGGGGCTTTGCGGGAATACGTGATGTCCCTTTTTCCTCGTAAGGAAGACACAATGGAGGTGAAGCAATGACAGTAGACCTCAGCAAGCTGGAAGTCGGCGATATGGTTAAAACACAGGATGGAAATTTACTTGTAGTTGTGGAATGCTCGTCGCTTGATGATGGAACCCACGCACTGTCATTTGTTGATAAAAATGGCTCACTTTTTCAAAAAGTGTTGAACCTAAATCATGCATATTTTGACATCGTATCCATCCACAAAAAGGAGAAACCCATGGAACAGCAAGCAACCGAGGTCCCCGCAGCACAAGCCCTAGCAGAAGGCAAACTGGGCTGGTACCGCACGCGGGAGGGGGGGCTGGCGGAAATAATTGCGATTATCCCACCTAGACTAGGCTGGGGATATACTGTCTGGGGTTTCCTAAACCACATAGATAAGACCAAGGATACTGGTTGGACGGCAGAAGGGAAACACTACATGTATGGGGACAGACCCAACGACCTCATCACTTACCTAGGCACCGAAAAACCCAAGCGCAAAGTGAAGCGGACGGTCGAGGTTGTGCGGTGGGTGAACGTGGGCCCCTCGACGGGTCATCTGTACTTCCCCACCAAGGAAAAAGCGGATGAGTGGGCAGCAGATTATGGGTCCGACCGCATCGCCTGTGTGGAATTGCGCGGGTCCTATGAAGTTGAAGAGGAGGTGGAAGAAGGTGTTTGACTTCCGAGGATTCTGGAAATGGCATGTGGAAATGGAGGCCCTGGGACTTTTCCCGGACATGGCCGAAGTGTTCCAGGACCGGGAACTGGAAACGCGCGAGGCACGGCAAGACAGACTTGACATGCAACAGACTATGCGCGATGAGATGGACGCCTTCCTCAAACCCAAGCAGGAGAAACCCAAATGACAGCAGCACTACCCCTCTCCACAGCACTGTACGAGTTGCATGATGTCGTCCTCCGCACCCACTCCACACTCGTGAATGGGCCCCTGGAGGCGGACCGCGAGCGCATGCGCATGTCCAGTGCCCTGGGACTGGCCGGCGAAGCCGGCGAGTTTGTGGACTTGGTCAAGAAGACGTACGAGCAAGGGCGCGTGTTTGATAGGGACAAGGCCATCAAAGAACTCGGCGACGTGCTTTATTATGTACAGCTCGCGGCCATGGCCCTGGACACGACGCTGCCCGAAGTCGTGGGCGTGCTTCGGGACAAGCTGGCAGCACGATACCCTGACGGGTTCAGCACAGCGGCATCGGCGGGCCGGAAGGAGGAGTAAGCCATGCACGGTGCGCTTCTATTTTACTTAGGCATGCAAATTTTGTGTAGCATCGTTGGGTTCATAGTCGGGGTCTCTGCGGCAGGAGAGCAAGCCTCTGCGAGGGAAAGTTTGAAAGCATTTATAGCCGCCTTCATTGTCTTCAGCTTTCTTTACATTGTGTTACCGGTCATCCTAGTTGTTGAACTCATCAAGTTCTTTGTCAGAGTGTGGAGGGATGAATGAAATTCGAGGAAGTTTTACCAGCGTTGCGCGAAGGCAAAAAGGTAAGGCGCGTAGCGTGGGACTCTGCTAAGTGGGTATCTTTTGTCGGTGGGGATGCATGGCTATCTACAGGCCGCAGAGTCACATTCGGCGGTTACCTTTTGATAACTGACGACTGGGAAATTGTCCAGGAACCCAAGCGCGTAGCCGATTATCTTGTGCCGGATGGGACGCCGGAATGGGCGGCATCTATCGGCTGGTGGGTCAGGCCGTCTAGCACTAATAGGTACTTCAAAGAAACCCACAGAGTAGGCAGCCAACCCGAAGGCTCTGTGATGGTGCCGGGCACGGAAAGGGAGGAGGGGTGAAAGTCTACCTTGTTTGGTGTCACGAGCAGTACGAGCCGCTCTATCTCATGGGCGTATACGCGAACAGAGAACAGGCTGAAAATATGGCGGCGGCATACACAGAACCTGACGAACCGCAGTGGTATGCAGTCGAAGAAAGGGTGGTGATTGAGTGACCATGAAAATCCTGGACGAGTTGGAACAGTACACAAGCGACGACGAGGACCCATGGGGAGACCGACACGCCCAGCTCGCACAGAAAGCACTCCCCGCCCTCATCCGTGTGGCCCGTGCTGCGGAGCGATACGCAAACTCACCTTTCACAAAAAAGGAAGAAAACGAGATATGGGCAGCCCTGCAACAACTGCGCGATATGGGAGGGGTTTCCGAAGGAAACACGACCGAAGGGAGAGGTGGATGAGACACGAGGAAAGAAAGCGGGAGTTGGCGCTGAAGGCTGCCGTCTCGTACGCAGAAAACCAAGCTGTTGGCTGGGGTGCGGACGGGCGTTGGTACGACTTCACAGACTTCCACGACCCGCAAACGGCCATCCTGGAGGCGGACGTATTGGCGGCTCATCGACAACTCATCCATCTCTCAATGGCGCCAGTGGTTGACCTTGCGTGGACATCGGCTTGGGCCGCGGCATGGGACGAAGCCCGCCGAGCACAAGCGGCCCTTGATGCACATGCATCGACGAGGGCACAAGGACGAGTGGACGTGCACTCGGAAACAAAGGAGAAAGCATGAACACCGACGCCGCGCTTGACAGGCCGGATGCGGCGGAACAAGAGCATGATAAAAATTCCAAGGAAATAGCTGAGAATATGCTTTTGGGGACGCCGCGCTGGATTTTAGATGTACTATTTCCGACTCGTGAAACTACTATTCATAACCAAAGACACCTCCAACTTGCCCCTAAAGAGGGAGAGCTGCACAATGACTGAACTGAAGCTAAATACCCTACCCAAAGAGACTGACTTTTATGCGGACGAAACCCCAACGCCATTTGACAAGGCAATGGCGCGAATTCGTACCCTAGAAGACGAACTCGCCCGCGTGCGCGAGGAACGTGATGCCGCTCTGGTTGTCGCTATCGACGAAGGACAGAAGTTGATTGAGCTGCGAGATGAGGTGGCGTTGGCGCGACGAATAGTCGAAACAGCCCGATATAGTGCGCTCGGTAGTGAACTGCTTAAGCTAGTAGCTGAGTACGACGCACGCTTCCCCTCGGGGAACAAAGACGGAGGCCGCGATGCTTAGCCCAAAGGAAGCACTGGAAGATATGGCACGCCGCCGCGGCTTCACTGGCGTAGACTGGGTTGAAGGGGCAGATGTCCCTCTGGCGTACATCGTATGTGAAGGCAGGGTCCGCGTACCCCTGACGGCAATCCGCGGGGACCTGTTGGCACTGGACTTACACGGTCAGCACGAAATTCTCCACGCGCAGCAAATTGTGGAGGGCCGGCTGCAATGGGGCGAACGCAGCATGGTTGCCTTGTGGGATGGCCAGTGGTGGGAAAGTCTCGGGGGCCCGTACGCCGCGGCCAGGAATTTACACACTGGCGAAATAGTAGAGATTTGCCCATGGGAAGAAGATGCCATGGACTTTGAAGACCTGGAGGCAGAAGTATGTTGAGTGCGAAAGAAGCAGCTAGTCTGACTGCAAAAGCAAAAGAAGCAGCTGAGCAGGAAAGGATACAAGTAAGGGTTCCTTTCACAAGGGCCAGGATTCTAGAAGGTATTCGTAACCAAGCATCAAAAGGGGAAACTTGGTTTATTGCGGAGACGATGTATAGGGAGAATAAGGATTATTTAGAAGGGTTAGGGTACGAAGTAGACGGCACGTACGTGCGCTGGGGGGACTAATTATGACCGAAGTGCGTGAAACCCCAAAGGGCTGGAGTTCGGTGCAGGCAAAAGACCGCGCTACCCTCCCGCCGGCCACGGTGGATATGTCCTTAGTAGCAGCCGGCGACAGCCTACTACTGGAGGATGGTCAGCTTGTGGAGGTAGTAAGCTGCACAAGGGAATACGAGTATAGTAGCGGACATAACACAGGGCTGTACGGCGGATGGCCTAGTTATGGGAGCCAGCATGGCACGGTCACTGCCAAATACTGGCGGGTATCCTTCGTCAAGCCTTTGCGGAGCGGCGCGACGGTGGCGGACTACAAAGACAATGGGTTGACACACTACGAGCCCACCAGTAGGGTGCCGCATGTGAAATGCATACTGAAAGGGAGGCAAGCATGACGGACCAAATACCAACGCCGCGGACGGATGCTATTTGCATTGATTTGTATGATGACGTTGAGTCCCCACATCATAAATCAATCACAGGATTCGCCCGCCAGCTCGAAGTGGAACTTCTCACAGCCCAATCTAGGATTGGGCGGCTTGAACACATTCTTGCATCCGCACCTTACCGCTGTGAGTGCGCAACGGATGATGTGTGTGCCATGGCGAAGCGCATCGCCGAGCTTGAGCGGGATTTGGCTTGGCTTAGGGACACATCAGAGCTTGCTGAAAATGTGTTTTCAGAAACTGGTGGACAAGTAATAGTATGGCAAGCGGTCTGCGACCACCTCGACAGCAAGCCGCCGGAGGATTGGAACCCATGAGTGTAGTCGGATGGATAATGCTTTACTGTGCGACGTCTTTCCCTTCCCAACCGAACACACAGTATGGCATCTGGGAAGATAAACGAAACGCTTGTGTACAGAAGGGCTTGCAGTGTGTTGAAAAGGTGAGCCGAGATTACCCTGGCCACGTGACTGACCACCGGGTTGCGGCCTGCATGATAGGAAGTAAGCCATGAAAGAGCATCCGCTGATTCGCATGAAACGCCGGCTCGAAGAGGCCGAGAATCTCCTGCTCCTGTACCACGAGGGCTCGCCAGGGTTGGCCGGCGAGATGGGCTGGGCAGTGTTCCGGGACCAAGTAAGACTGTTCCTGGATGACGAAACAGACTATGCAACGTGGCCCGAAGTTGTGACGGCCACGAAAACAGGAAAGGCAAACACAGATGACCAAACTCACAAAAATTGACGGCGGCGGAAAGCGGCGCAACAGGGCAAAGGAAATTGAAAACCTGACCAATCTGTCCATGGACTTGGCCGCGCTGCTGCAGGAGTACGCGGACGGGGGCATGGATGTGCGGCACGTGATGGGTGCGTCCATGCGCACTATCATCAAGAACTGCATTAACATTGGCATTGACCCGAATGTCATGTACAAGGTGTGCCTGGAGAATCTGGGACACAGCGCCCCGGATGCGGAAGCGGAAGACGCCGATGACTTGACAGACGAGGTATTGAATTGAAGAAATTCAAAATGACGGGTAGACAGATAGCAAATTTAATTCACTGGCTTATTATTGTGGCAGCCCTAGCCGCAAGCGTTAAAGTTGCAATCGGGATATACCAATGCCACAAAAAAGGGGGCATGGCTACTCGGGCTGGATGCCTTAAAAAAGACGCTTATTTGTACTAGGAGAAATGGCATGGGAAATTACGCACTACTTCAGCCGGGCCAGCACCCACCACGCGCCGCGGATTTCCCCGTGCTGGACATCATGGACCTGGACGAGGCCGCAATGGCCCAGCTGTGCCGCCCCGAGGGCGGCGTCCTGGTGCTGGACCTTGAGACCCAGGGCACGCAGGTGTGGGACTGCACGCGACTCGTGGTCATGTTCTCGGTGGCCGATGCGTCGGGTTCCCTGGCCGTGCACATCGGCACGAGCCTGGAAGGCCAGTTGCGTTGGCGCCACCTGCTTAGGTTGTGGCTGGAGGAGTACACACCGCTGTTGGCTCATAACGTGGCATTCGATGCGGCGTGGTTGTCCCGCGACCTGACCCTGACAGTGTGGGGCATTGCACCGGGCGTGCCCGTGGCTGCGAAGTTCTGGGATACGGGCGTGGTGTGGCACAACTGGTTTGGCTGCACGCTGGCCATGGCAAAACACTTTGCCTCGGAGAGCTTCATCGGGCAGCAGCATGGTCTTAAGTTCTTACAGAAGGACCTGCTTGGATGGCCTGAGTCCAATGAGAAGGAGCTTGACGAGTGGCTCTGCAACAACGGCTGGGGCGAGTGGGCGAATAAGAAGCAGCCAGACGGCAGCAAGGCCCTGGTGCCCAAGCCCAACAAGGCAGAGATGTGGCGGGCACCGGCAGCCATCCTTGGCCGCTACGCTGCCCTTGACGCCGAGTCAACTTGGCTGCTGTGGGACAAGGTCCTGCGTCCGGTGTGGGATACCTTCGGGGCTTACCGCGAGATGCATCAGGATTGGATGCACGGCGAGCATGGGAATCAGCGCCATCTTGTGTGGCAGAAACTGCGCGGCGTGGCAATCGACACGGGCCGGGCGGAGACCCTGCGGGCGGCCCTGGAGGCCCGGCTGGCGGAGCTTGAGGACGAGTTCCGTGCGCACCTGGACGTGGCCGCGCACGTCCAGGCCATGGAGGCCGAGGTTGTGCAGGAAATTGCCAATAGGGAACCATCGCGCTGGAAGAAACTGCCAGGTGATGGTGGGGGGGTGCCTCCACAGTATACCAAGTCGGGGGCTGTGTCAAAGTCCTGGCTGGCCTGGCACGAGAAGCAGGCCAGGGCGCGGCAGCTCTTGGCGGACATCCAGGCATCCGAGGCCCGGGACGATGGGCAGGCCGTAGGGACCGCGGTCGAGTTCCAGTCCAGCCACTGGACGGGCTGGCATGAGAAGCTCCAGCGGGCGAAGGCCGCGCGTCATTTCAACCTGCGTTCCTCGGAGCAGAAACGGCAGCTGTTTTATGACCGCATGGGCCTTGAGGTCCTTGTCTGGACGGAACCGGACAACCCAAACTCGGAGCCTCAACCGGGCACAGACGAGGAGGCCATGAAGGGCTGGGGCGAAGCAGGCAAGGTGCTCATGACCTACGCCACGGTGGAGAAGTTGCGCTCCACAATCGAGAGCCTCCAGGAAAAGCTGGACAGCGAGGGTCGTTACCACCCTGAACTGCGTGTCCCCGGGACGCAGACAGGACGGTTGTCGGGGAGCGGGGGATTCAACTGGCAGAACGTGGCAAAGCGCAAGGAGTACCTGGAAATATTCAGGGCGCCGGAGGGAAAGGTGCTGATGTTTGCAGATGTGTGCTTTGCGCCTTGGACAGAGATTTTGACAAAAGCCGGATGGAAAACATTTGAGCATGTGACACAGGATGATTTAGTGGCGGCTGTAAATCCCATTTCCAAGAAGCTACAATGGGAACACCCACAGCGTGTAATATGGAAAGATTACGATGGCACTTTACATACTTTCGGAAATAGAAGGGGTACTCTTTCTGTAACGGATGGGCATAGAATGCTGTGGGCAGGGCAGCAAACAGTGCCACGCAAAATGGGATTAAGAAAAGTCACAAGAGCAGAAGACGGCGTACCCAAGGGTACGCAAGATATGCTATGTGTAGCACACGAAGAAAGTTACTCCCATTACACTGCAGAGGAAATATGGAAAGTTTGTGCATTGCAGGCGGATGGCAGTCTGTACCAAGGCACTAAAGCCTGCTATCGAATAGAAGTTGGTAAGCCTCGTAAAATAACAAGACTCAAAGAGTTATTCGGGGACAGCTCCAGAAGTACAAAAGCTCGTCCTGGTCAGAATTTTGATACCCAATCTTGGTATATCTCTCAATTTAGGAGTGCTCTATTAGACGGTAAGTCTTTGGATTTAAGTACATTAGGCTCTAATCAGTGCGATGAATTTCTAGCAGCATTGCATTTTTGGGATGGGTCAACAGATAAAAATGCAATTGTCTGGGGTACCACTGATAAGAAATCCGCGGATGAAGTGTCTGTGTATTTGGCAAGGTGTGGCATTTCTTTAAAATGGGAAGAGCCTAGTTTGCTTGGTTCTGGGAAGTTATTCTACCGTGTACGTATTACCAGAAAATCTAGTATAAGGCTTCGTCCAACTTATGATTACAAAAGGGAGCATTTCCAGGGGAAGGTAGGATGTGTGACAGTCTCGACTGGGTTTGTGCTGGTACGTAGCAAAGGGCAAACATTTGTCTCCGGTAATTGTGCCCTTGAGCCTACTACATTGGCCCAACGCAGCCAGGACCCTACTTACATGTCAATTTATGGACCGGATGCTAAACCCAACTGCATCTATCTGGCCGTGGCAGCGAACCTGGGCGGGGAACTGGGGGCGAAGATTCGGGCAACAGGCTTTGACCCCAGAAACCCCACAGCCGAAGCCGTTGCCAAGGCCAAGAAGGAGGCAAAGAAAGAACGTAATATTGCTAAGCTGTTGCACCTGAGTGCCGGGTACTCAGCGGGGCCCGGCAAGATTCGTATGGGACTCTCAGGGCAGGGCATCGAGGTCAGTCTTGGAGAGGCAAAGCGGCTGCACTCCGCGTACTGGGGCTTATTCGCGCAGGTCAAGAAGTATGAGAAGTGGCTTAAGGCGCAGTGGGAACGCAACGGGGGCTGGTGGCTGAACCCCATCGGGCGGCCGGTGTGCGCAGATGAGCGCAAGCTCAAGGACCTGTGCAACGTAGATTGCCAGAGTGGTGGGCACGACATCTTCCTACTGTTTACCAAGGTGCTTGCCGAGGAGTTGAGCAAGCGCGGGATAGTGTACCAGCCCTGGAACTATGACATCCATGACTGTACCGCCCTGGAGATTGACGAGCGGGACGTGGACGAGGTGCGGGAAGTTGTGGACAAGGTGGTCCCGGACAAGGTAAACGCACTGCTGGGCGGAGTCGTACGCCTGAAATGGGAAGCAAACTTTGTGAAATGCTGGGCGGAGGACAAGACCGAATCCCCGTCCATTGATGAACTAGGAGTAAAGCTGTGACGGTCAACCTTCTTTCGGTACAACCTGGGGACATAGTGATTCTTAGGGACTTGTCTGTGAATACAGTAAAGCACGTCAAGCCTGCAAAACTCGCAAAGGTAGTGCGAGAAAAAAGCCAGGCCATCAAACTGGTGTTTGTCGAAACTGGCCGCGGCTACGAGTACACGAAAGATGGATTGTTTTTCGCGGGCGCGGAAAACGATGTAGATGTCATAGATATTGTATACGCCAAAGGTGAAGGAGCTGTAAGATGACAGTTGATTTGAGCACGCTGGAAGCCGGTGATAGTGTCGTTTTGCGGAACGGGCGAATTGTTGAGGTTCTTGGAGTTGAACTCGCCCCATCACCAAGCACATACCCTTACAGAGTAATAGCTTTATGGGACCCGACCAGGAGCCCTTTCGGCAAGTGGTTTACCAACGATGGGAATTTCATCGTTCACGGGGAGTATGCGGATGATATCGTACAAATACTAAAAAAACCAGCAGAAGCACCCACTGTAACCCGCGCTGCTCAGACCCCAGCCGAGTACGTTAGCCCCACGGGAGCCAAGCGTAACTCCGTAGGCAAAGCACCGCTTGGCTACTTTCCGCTGGACCTCGTAGAGGGCGCCGCCGCTGTGATGGAGTACGGCGCAGGTAAGTACAGCCCCGGGAACTACCGGAAGGGATTTCCGCCGGTCGAGGCACTGCACTCCCTGATGCGCCATGTGGCCGCAGTACAGGCCGCCGTGGAAGCGGATGACAAGGATGGCTCTGCGGGACTCTTGCTTGACGCTGAAAGCGGGCAGGCCCACATCCACCACGTTGTGACGTCGGCACTGATTCTGGTGCAGAGCATGAAGAAGGAGGGCTGGAAGGTATGAAGGCACTTACCAGACGGCGCAAACAAAACAGGCGTGTACTGGACACATTCTTCCACCTTAGCAGCCTGCCGAGAATCTCTAAGGGTGGCCGTAAAAGTTTGTGGAGAATTCGGCTGTACCAGTTTAGCTACGACAGCCTGGCTATTTTTGCAAAGGAGTGGGAATGTACATCGGATACCTCATCGGAGTCGGAAAACTGGAATGGGTAGACTGCCCCGGATGCGGGCAGACAAGCCTCCTGTTTACCCCGGGCACGGTGCCAGGGATGAATGGGATGTCGGTGCACGCGGAGGGGTGCCAGTTTCGACCTGGCCCGCACCACGAACTTTTTGTAGGACAAGACGACCCACCACCTGTGCCAGGGTGGGATTCAGAGGAGGCCGAGGAAGAAGATGGGCAAGCAGGGTATCAGTTTGAAATTGACGCTGACGATGTGGACTATAGTGATTGTCCTGCAGGTACAGACTTTTGACTGGAAGCTCCACGCCAAGGCCGTACCCGGCGGCTGGCAGGTGATTATTGGATTCCTCGGCCTCGCTGTAGTAAACCAGCGCAAGGCTGCCTTTGAACAGAGTGCCGCGGCCCTCCGCGTGGCCCAGCAAAAAATCGAGGACGCGCGCCGTGTCAGTTCTAACCTTAACAGAAGCCAGGGATGGGGCCGGGGAAAAACAACTGATGGACCGTCTTCTCCGAAGCGGTAAGGTGCTGGCCATCGACCCGGCCTCGGGGGGTTCCTCCCAGCCGGGCTTTGCCATCTCCATCGAGGGACGATTTGTGCAGTCCGGCGTCATCAAGCTCTCCAAGGGCGGGCTCATCACGCACCGGCTGCACACGCTCCTCTGCGCCCTGCAAAACTTGTGGGAGCACCATGGCGGCTTTGACCTCCTAGTGCTTGAGGACATCGCCCCTGCGTTCGGTGGCGGGCACAAGGGTAAACAGAAGGCCGGCGGCAGGGGCATGATTACACGTGGCGTGGTCATGCTACACTGGGCCTGTGGGACGGTGATTGCAGCCAATCCCTGGCCGCACGTACTGAAGGTGATGCCCCAGAGCTGGCACAGCTGGCATCGCCGGCATGGACTCACGGATGAGACCTATGCCAAGTCCGATGCCAATGACGCCACCAGTATTCTGATGTGCCCGTTCGAGGTTCTTACGGGGGGCCTACCATCAGGGTTTGACCTTGAGATGCTGAAGCTGAAGGGAGACTGACCACATGAACACAAAGGCCAGGAGCATCCTGTCCTACTTCCCAGGCACGCCGCGTCCCGGGCAGCGGGATGTCCTCCTGGCCCTGGAGGCCGCCTGGGATGAGGCGGATGTCCATGTGCTAGGGCTCCCTGTGGCGGCAGGGAAGACCAAAATAGCCCGCACGATACAGGCGTGGGCCGCGGGGACGGGCAGAGGGAAGGCCCACTACGCGGTGCCCAACAATGTGCTGCTTGAGCAGTTGCGTGCGGAGAATCCCCGCGCCTGCGTTCTTTTCAAAAAGGAGGCATACCGCTGCAAGTCCTACCGGGAGGAGGCCGTGATGCCGGATGCCTCGTGCGCCTCCCATTACAACGCCGAGGGACGGCACTGCGCGGACTGCCCGTACACGCGTACGGTGCGGGCTGCCCATGGTATGCCTTCCTCTGCCTCCAACTTCCACACCATGCTGGCCCACAAACTCAACAAGGGCGTACTCATTGCGGACGAGGCCCAGCTGCTTGTCCCCATGGTCCGGGAAATGGAGGCCAGCCACATCTGGCTTACATCCCTGGAGGCCCGCGCGGCATCGGCACTCCGCAGGGTGCAAACCTACAAGGACCTCGCGGAGTGGCTTGAGGCCCCAGACAGCCAGGCTGCCATTGCCCGCTCCAAGCCCCTGCAGGACCTTCGAGAGCAGCTTTCCCTGGGCGGGGTCAAATGGCTGGTCTCCCGCGACGACAGGCTCTACAGAGGGCAGCACAAGGAGTGCCTGTCCCTGTTGCCCCTGGACACGAGCCACTCACAGAAAGCCCAGCACCTCTGGCCTGCGAAGAAGACGCAGAAGATTGTGCTGATGTCGGCCACCGTACACCGGCAGGACGTGGAGCAGCTGGGCCTCGGGCGCAGGCGTGTGAAGTTCTACGAGGCCCCTTCTGCCATCCCGGCAGACAGACGTCCGTGGCACTACCTGGGGGCCCGGGTGGGCAGTATGTCTGCCGCCATGCAGAAGCAGAATCTGGCCCGGTGTGTACAGGCCCTGACGGAAATTGCCCTTGCCACCAGGCCAGGGGCCGCGGCGGGGGCACCGTGGCGCAAGGGACTGGTCCATGCCCCCTACAATCTGGCCACACAGATTGGCCCCCTCCTGCGGGCGGGACTGCTAGGCAAGGCCAGGGTGTTCATGCACGACGCTGGGGACAAGCAGGCCCAGCTCGATGCCTGGATGGCCTATGAGGGCGATGCAGTTCTGGTTGGCTCCGGCATGGAGGAGGGTCTCAACCTGCTTGGGCTGCAGTACCAATGGCAGGCGATTGCCAAGGTGCAGTTCCCGAGCCTGGAGGAGCCTGCGATGCAGTGGCTAGCCGAGCAGGAACCGGAGCGGTACGCGTGGCTCACCGCGCAGAAGCTGCTCCAGGCATACGGGCGCATCTGCAGAGGGCCAGAGGACTACGGCGAAACTTACATTTTGGATGGAGCCTTCAAGAAGTTTTATGCTACACATACAGAGTTGTTTCCGCAGTGGTTCCGTGAAGCGCAGGCGGGGGTTGTGTGACACAGGTGTTTGGATTCCAGAAGCAGCTGCGCATAGGCGAGGCCGGCGAGGCCAGCTTGAAGAAGATATACCACAGGGAAGTGGTCACTTACGTGGGACGTGAGTGGGATTTCATCGACAACCATGGGATGCGCATCGAAGTCAAGACCGATAGTCGAAGCCTTTCGGACACGCCCAATGTGTTCATCGAACGCTGGTCTTCCATGGGACCACCGAAGAAACCGGGTGGACCCTGGCAGGCGGCACAGCATGGGGTACACCACTTTGTGATTTGGTTCCCTAAGGATGGGGTCTATTTCGTGTTCACGAACGTGCTTCACTTGTGCCGGCTTGTGCAGGAGTGGGCGACACGCACGGGCACCGAGTTGAAAGTGATTAGGAACAGAGGCTGGGAAGGCGCGGGCTGGATTATCCCAAGGGCGGACCTCCTGGATGCCTGTGAGGGTATTGCCGAAGTCTACCAGGTGGAAAATGGCATAGGAGTACGCAAGAATGTTTAAGATGTATGACTTCCAGTGCAAGTCATGTGAGCACATTTTCGAGGACCTTGTGCGTCCGGAGGAGGCGAACCCGGCCTGCCAGGAGTGTGGCGCTACCGAGACCACGCGCCTGTTGTCCGCACCCAAGATTATGGGTGTGGCCATGGCGGATGCGGCCAAGTCGCCGGAGGACCAGATGCTGCTCCGCAGAAGCATGGCCCTGCAGTCCAAGTTGTGGTCCACAAAGCCATCCGAACGGCCGGTCATCCAGAAAGAGATAGACTCCCTCACCAAGGCTGCTGTAAAAAAACAGGGCGGCACCGTCGCCGACTAACACACCGGAGAAATAGCCATGGGATTCAGCCAGGAAACTTTGCAGGAACGCGCCCGGCTGCACGTGGAGGCAGGAATCCGGGCCAGAGGGCACAAAACCATGGAAGATTTGGAAGAAGAAAGGTGTGCGGGTATTTCCTGGCTGCCCAGTTCCGTGGAGGAACTGCCACCCTGGGGCCTAAGTCTGGTCCTGGCAAAAGGGCAGAGGTGGAAGAAGGAGTTCCTGGACTTCCAGAAGCACTTTTCTGTGCTAGATGGGCCCAATGTGAAGTACCTGTGCTTCCTCTGGTGCAGTATCACGCGCACCCTGACCCTTTTCGACTCCAGGAACTTTGAAGGCGGAGTCTATGCCTACGGAGAATACTATGATAGGGACAAGCGACCCCCAGATTTGGATTAGGCTTTTGGTTTTTGGACTGTCCTGCGGCTTTGCCGGCTGGCTCGTGCGCGGCCCCACCGCGCCAGAGGTGCGCGAGGTAGTGCGCACGGAGCAGGTCCAGGTCGAAGTGGAGAAGGTTGTGTGGCGGGACCGGGAAGTCGTGAAGACACAGTGGCGTGACCGCGTGGTGGTCCGCAAAGAGAAGGAGACCAAGCCTGATGGCACGACACGAGAGGTGGAAACAGTGGAAAAAGAGGGAGGACGGAGTGATACAGTTACAGCCGAGCAGTCTTCAGAGGTGGGACTACGAACAGAGAAGAAACAGACGGTTTCAGTGGATAAGTCTCATCAGCTTCCTGCTTATTTCGTTTCTGGCGCTTATGCTCGTGGGCTGGGTCTTGACCTCGATGGCGCGGCGGATGCCGGATTTCTTGTCGGTGGTGGAGTCCGCCTTGGCCGAACCCCTTTCTGGCTTACCGCGCATGGTTCGGTAGTCGGCGGTAAGGTCACTGGGTACTTGGGAGGGCAGCTGGAATGGTAAGTGTGAACCAGGAAGAGCTTGAGGCGAGACTGACAGCCACAACAAGGGAGCGACTGAAGGGACTTGATGAACGTTTCCGCACGCTGGCCTACGGTCTCTGCCTATGCGGGCAGGCCGTTGGACTGGATGTACAGGTGTCGTCAGGGCGTCGCAGCCGTGTGGAGCAGGAGACGCTGTACGCAATCGGCCGCACCAAACCCGGCAAGATTGTGACCAATGCGCGGTTCGGGGAGTCGGCCCACAACTTTGGCCTTGCAGTGGATGTGTTCGTGCGTGTAAAGGATGCACGCGGAGGTTACAAGGCAGACTGGAGCCCGTCATTGTACGAGAAGCTGTGGGCGGCGGCGCAGGCTGCCGGTCTCGATGCAGCTGGGCTTGCCTGGGCGGGGAACTGGAAAGGCAAGTTCAAGGAGTTGGTCCATTTTGAGTTGGCCGGTTGGCGGCAACTCGACTGAAGGAGAAGCAGTATGATTACACTGTCGAACAAGATGACGTTCTTGCGCAACATCGGCGCATCCCAAGGTACAGCCGTTGAGGGCACCACGTACCAGGCAAAGCTTGGCTCCAGACTCGCCTTCATCGGCGGGGGCGAGGTGGAGTTGCAAAGCAGGAAGCCTGCGAACACTGTGACGCCGGGCGCCGAGGAAGCCGAGGGGGCAGGACAGAAGTTGAAGCCTGGGCAGACTGCTGTGATTACGTTCTACAGGGGCCTGCGTCCACAGAGTGACCTGCTGATTGGGGTCAACCCGGCACTGGCCGGCATCGCACAGGTGACGCATCCAGGGTGGATTTCCGCGGCACGTGCGCCGGAGCCGCCGGCCGACTTGGTGATTGCTGTGACGGCGGTGAAGGAAGTGGACTTCGGGAAGTTTGAGTGGCTCGTATCCGTCGGGGCACCTGAATGATGGTGTGGGAGGTTCCGAAGGAACGCGACCGAGCGGAGCGAGGGAGTAACTATGAGCGCACGCCCAAAAGGCCCAAAGAAGTGCAGTCACACACCGTACGAGTCCGCCGCGGAGGCATCGGCCGCGGCGGCCCGCGCCCAGGCGCACAGGGAAAAGGACCGGGCGATGTGGCGGCGATGCCCGGATTGCGGGAAGTTCCAGGTTTACTTTCAGCGAGCACAAAAGTGACGGACGTTTTCCGAAGGAAAACCATGACGGAGGGAACGAAGTGACTGACGGAATAATGGAAGCAGCAAGGTCTCAGCGGGCATTCAAAGAAGACTTGGCTTGGGGGCTGGAACTCAGTAGTGACCACGACACCATGGCGGCAGATGCCTGGGACCGGGGGTTCACTGCCAGGGAAATTAAGGCAAACTACCCATCCGCAAAAAGGTTGACCCGAGCAAAGATGTATATCGTCGAAAGTGAAGCGGGCTCGGTGTACTTGTTTGTGCCGCTGGAAAGACCAATTGGTGTAGGTCCAGCGGGGGCACTACGGTATCGGATAGTGGCTGTGGTCAGCTGAAGAAAGCCTCCAGGGCCTGCATGGCCTTGGCATACTCCCGGAGCATGCGGCGGCGGTCCCCAGCGGACCCCGCCGCAGTCCTTTTACGTGCTTCCTGACGTTCGGCCTGGGCCTGCACGCGGGTGATGGTGCGGATGGCCTGGGACAGGCGTTTGCGTTGCGTGGCTTCCATGGTGCTTCTCCTTGTGGCCGGGTGTTACTCTGACAGCTTCTCTATCTGTGCGGGCAGGTTCCGCTCCGCTGGCTGCTCGCCCAGAATAGCCTGGAGGTCTGTGGCGAGGAAGCGGAGAAGGCCCGCGCCAGGGGTGTAGGTACGGGCCACATTGTCCGCCCATTTGACGAATGCCTCCGGGTCACCCTTGGCCACGGAGGACAATGCGCCGGACACGGCGGACACCACGGGCGGCTGCATCAGGCTGCCGTCACCCAGAGATGCGAGCGCCCCCACGGGGGCCCAGCCTGGGAGACCCTTGCTTCCGATGAGAGTCTTGTACACAGGGTTTTCCCTATCCTCGTCGAACACAATGCGTTCCACGGCCAGCAGGGCGGCCAGGGGTGCCATATAGCGTGCGCCCAGGTCGAGGGCACCATCCGCCCAGCCCTGGCGTTGCAGCGTGTCCACGATGTCGCCGGCAATCGACGTCGGCCATTTGGTGAACGTGGAGAAAAGCGGGCCCATGAAGCGACCGAAAGCCGACATGCTGGAACGGCTGTAGTTGAAGATAGTTTTACCCACGAGGTAGTCTGTCACCAGCTTTTGTACTGCCTCTGCGTTGCCGGCCTCTCGTGCCCGGGTGATAGCGCGGCGGTAGGAATCCTGCATGCCCCCGAGGAATTCCTCGGCGCCGGCAGAGGAGCCGGGCTGCATGAGGTCGCGTGCTACGGCCTCGCCGAGATAGGACGTTGTGAGGCGGTTCATCCGTTCAGCGCGCTCGTAAAGGTACATACTTGCTTCGTTAAATTTCTCCAGCATCTGTTTCGGCACGCTTCCCACCACGCCCTGCTCTATGCCAGAGCGCATGATTTCCTGGCTTGCCTTGTCCCACTGCCTTCCGAGCAGGCCCTGGGAGTCTAGAAGCAGCTGGATGCCTTGTGGCGTGCCGGGGACCTTTACGACTTGTCCGGGCTTCACAGGGGTTCCCAGGGCACGCTGGAACACGTTCGCCATCTGCTGGCTCGTGACCTTTACCTCCTTGCCGTTGCGAAGGTCACTTGCGAGCTGGGCCGTGGCCGCAAGCATCCTGGAGCCCCCGTAGGCGTAGCCGAGTTCTGGCACAGTCATAAGTAGGGGCTGCGTAAGGTTCTGGATTACGGCCCGCGGATTGAGGCCCAGGACCACGGGGTAGACCTGGGAGTTCATCCATTGCAGGGCCTCGGGCATCTCGGCCAGGACCTTGGCACCCCTCTGTACCAGCCAGTCTGTGGATTTCTTGGCCACGTCATCAAGGGCTACCTGCCAGCGGATGCTTGCCTGTTCCATGGCTGCCTTGACTGTGCCTTGCCTTGTGCCGCCCACGACGTCTGTCAGGAGGTTGTGGACATAGGTGGATGCCTTCTTGTCTCCGGCCTCTGCAAGCAGGTCACGTGTCAGGCGCAGGTCCTCGACGGCCTCCCGGAGGTAAGCGTGCTTGAAGGTGTTTGACAGCCAGCGGGCTGCGAGTTCGCCCACGCGGGACTCCCGGATGAGCGGGGGCACTTGGTCCTCCACACGCTCCAGGGCGGAGGAGGCACGGCTGCGGAGCTTGGTCATGGCCCGGCTCGGGCTCATGGCGTCCAGGACGGCCCCGCGCATGGCCTCCGGCGTGGTCATCTTCTCGCCTGTCAGATACTCCATGCTTTCCTTGAGCTGGCGGAAGGTGTCATTGTTCCTGACTTGCTCGTACTGCGACTGGGTGTAGCGCGTAAGGTCTACGCCTGTTTCCTTGCGCACTGTGTCGATGGCCCCCTGGAGGCGTGGGATTAGGTCCCGCATTGGGAGCACCTTGTGCGGGACATAGTTGTCCCGCTTGGTGATATTGACGCCAAGCGAGTTGGCTTCCTGCCGAACGGTCTCAAAAAACTTACGCCAGTCCTGGAGAAGTTTATTTGCAATAGGCTTGAGGGATTCCTCTGTGTCTTTTGGTAGGGGTAAATCCGTACCCTTGTCTAGGGCGGCGTAAAGTACCTGGTCTTCTACGCCCAGTTCATTTGTGCGCTTGATAAGCTGTTCCAGGTCAGGTGTCAGAGATGCCACATGCTGGGTCATATAGTTATGCATCGTGGCAAACTCATCCATAGCCCGGGTCAGGTTGGTCCCGTATTTGGAGTCGAAGCCTGATGCCACGGCACGGCCGTCCAGGAAATTCTTTCCGAAGTCGCCGAGCGTGGTAGCTTCGCCCTCTATTTGTAGAGCCTGCTTGATAGGCACGTAGGCTTCGGACAGGGCAATCTGTTCGGCCCTGCGGAGTGTACGCCCGCGCTGGACGGCGTTGCGTACGAACTCGTCGCCCTCTACGGCGGCCACATCTTGCAGGACCTTGAAGGCATCCGCGGCGGAGCCCGAGAAACGTTTGCCGGCGGAGTATCTGTCTGAGATAAAACGTGCTGCGGCTTTGAGGTCCTCGGTAACTTCCGTGGCAGCTAGGGTATTGGCCCGGAGGATGGGGTCCTCTGGTAGGTTGTCCAGGGTTTCCTGGAGTCCCAACTTCTGGAGGCGCTCTTCTGCCTCCACGGCGAGCTTCCGGATGCCGGCGTCGTCCTTCAGAATAAGTCTCGCGAGTCTGGCCGAGTCTGCTGGCACATCGTCGGGCAGGGTGTTTAGGAGCGCGTCTGGGAGGGCCTCCTCCAGTGCGCGGGAGGTGCCTACTTCGTCGGCGGCCCGGACTGCGATGCGCTCGTCCAATTCCGCCAGTTTAAAAGCACGCTCCGCGGCCTCCTCGGCTGTCTCCTGTTCGGCCTGCTGGGCTACGCGGGCTTCCACTTGCTGCATGGCGTCATCACCCACTTTGGAGGTTACGCGCGGCGGGAGCAGCGCACCTATGGCCCGGGCTGCCCCGTAGAACACGCCGCCCAGGGCGGCCCCCTTGGCGGCCTCCTCAAGCTCCTCGCCTTCCTTGGACGTCGCCGCCGCCTGCGTGGCCGCGCCTCCCACGGCAGATGCTGCCTCGTAGGCTTCCTTCAGGGCTGGGGCGGCTTTGATGCCGGCCCTTTCGGCCAGCTTGCCTGCGCCCTTGGCCAGGCCCACGGAGCCCACGACGGCGCCGGCAGTCTCAGCCAGGGTGTCGGCCAGGGGCTGGCGCTCCTGTGCAAGCGCCTGGACTTCATCCAGGGCTTTGCGCATGGGCTCCTCTTGCATTTTCTTCATGATGAATTGGGGCACATTTAAGGCGAAAGTGCGGCCCACGAAGCCGGCAATCTCGCGGGCGGACTGGGCCGGGTCCGCGGTGATGGACTCGGGCGTATTACCTAGATAAGCAGAAGATTCCCAGAGGGCCTGAGGGTCCGCGCCGTATTTCTGGGCGATGGCGTCGATTTCTTTGCGGGGGATGAGGGCGCGGCCGGCCTTGTCCGCCTCTTCCTGTGCCAGGGCTTGGTTGAAGAGGTCATCCGCGGATGGTTCGGGGGCGGCTGCTGTGGTCTCGGTGGCGCTGGGTAGGGAGGCTTTGGCCTCCTGGAGGGCTTGCTCGAATAGTGCATCCGCGTCGGTCTGCTCTGACATGCTGGTGGCCTCAAGTGCTTGGTTTAACTAGTTTGGTAAGGATATACCTACCCCTACCTCCTGGCATCCTAGCATGGGCCCGCCGCGGCGGGCCAGGGGAACCTTGCTTAGGGCACCTCCTCGTAAGCTGGATTGCTCAGCACCACCTTGGCCCGCTCTGGGGTCATGGGCACTATGAGGTCTGTCCCCTTGCGGCGGACTTTCACCTGCGCGGGGGCTACGGGTGCCGGGGCCTGTGCAGGCTGGCCTCCGGGGGCGGCGGCCGCCGCGGCGGCCCGCCGTGGATTGTAGGCATCCAGGATGGCCCGCACCTTGGAGCCCTCTGCCAGGTTCCACAAGCCCTCGCCCGTGGTCTCGTCCATGAGCTGGTCAATCTTGGCCGCCGGGACGCCAAGCTCCGCGGCGTACTTCCTTACCTCCTGTCTGTTGAGGTCATTATCCTTGGCCTTCAGGCCCTCGACGGCGCCTTCCAGGTTGCTGTAAGCCTTCTCCTTGCGGGCCCTTTCGGAGGCTGCTGCACGGGTTCCCGCCGCTGCGATGCCTTCTTCTTCGCCGCTCCGTTCTGTGACGGTTGTTGTGGTTGAAGTGCGGGGTGCGGCACCTGCACGGGCCTGCTCCGTGGCCCTGGCGGCCTCCAGTTCAAGCTGCGCCTGGGTCTTGGCCCTGGAGGCTTCCTGTTCAGGCTTGGCGGCCTCGCGGCGCAGGTTCTCCCGGCGCACGTCCGTAAGCTCCTGCTGCTGGGCCTGCGTGACGTCCCGCGCCCGTTGTTCTTCGGCCCCGAACTCACGGGACTCCTCGCGCTCCAGCTGTGCCTGCTTGCGCTCCAGGACGCCCGTGAGGTCCTGCTGCTCGCCTGACAGGAGCTGGCGTTCTTTCTGCCCGCGGGACAGGGCGGCATCCACGGCCTGCTGCCAGTCTGAGCGTGTGAGGGTCACGCCACCCACGATGTTCTGACCACGGGCCAGGCCCTGCTGGGCCGCGGCGATGGTGATGGCCGCATTGGCCAGGGCTTCTGCCACGCCTGCCCAGCGTGCGCGGAGGGCCTCCGCCTCGGATGCATCCTTGGCCTCCGCACGGCGGGCTGCGTAGGTCTCATTGAGTTGTTTGATTTCCGAGTCCAGAAGTTTCATCTGGTTCTTGAAGAGGGCTTTCTCCTCGGGCGTGCGTCGGGCGGCCGCCAGCTCCTTCTGCCTTTCTTCGAGGTCGCGGGGTTCCACGATGCCAAGCTCCTGGAGGGCCGGCAGCTGGGGGGCTTTGATGTCCTTGGGCGTGTAGCCCGTGGATGTGGTGGTTGTCTGGGTCGTGGCGGACCTGGACTGGCTTTCCTTGGAGGTGGGCACCGTGCCCGCGCCTCCAGCCTCCGGGGCCAGGGATTGTTCCGCCGGGGGCATTTCCTCGGGCTTGGAGTCCCCGCCCAGGAGGGCGTAGCCCAGGCCGCCCACGCCTGCCGCGGCGCCGATGCCCTTGAGGAGTTTCTTTTTGCCTGCCGGTTTGGTTGCCATTGTGTGCGCTCCTGGTTGGCCTTAAGTGCTTGGTTTAACTAGTTTGGTAAGGATATACCTACCCCCCATCCTCGGGCATCCTACCATGGGCCTGCGGGGGTGGGCTACTACTGAACCCCGGCTCCCTGGGCCCGGCGTTCCTCTGCGGCCCTCTGGGACTCCTTGGCCTGCATTGCGCCGCCCACGGCGCCGGCCCCCGCGATAGCGAGCCCTGCCGGCGGGTAGATGGGCGTCACGGCGGCGCCCACGGTACTCACGGCGGACCAGATGGCGGCCTTGTTCGCCGCATCCTTGGCCAGTTTCTGCATGTCTTCTTCCAGCTTTTGTCTGGCCTGGGCAATCTTCAGGGTCAGCTCCTGGTTGGCGTCGGTCTGCTCAGCCTGGAACAGCTGCTCCTCGGCCTGCTTCAGGATGGCGAAACTCCGCTGCAGCAGAAGTTGCTTGCGCTCCAGGGCCTGGCTTACTTCCTGCTCGTAGTTTGCAAGCTCCTCTTGCGTCCGCGCGTGGTTCAGCGCGTAGTCAGCCAGCTGTCTTTCGTTCAGCATGGTTTGCCCAAGCTCATCCTGCTGGAACCTGAGTTGCTGTGTGAACAGCTCGTCCTCGGCGAGGTTGGCATCGGTCTGCAGGATGCCGGCAAGCTCACGCCCCTGTGCCGCCACCTGGCGTTTGAGCATACGCAGGCTGTCCTGCTGCTGGGCCTGCTGGATTGATAGCTCGTCCTGGGCAGCCTGCTGTTGCTCCTGTGCGCCCTGCTGCACGGCCTGTGTCACGGCCTGCTGCTGGGCCGCGCCTGCCTGTGCGCCCGCCTGAGCCAGGGTGCGGGGGCCCGCCTGCGCGAGGCCGCCTGGCTGCTGTGCGAGCCCCAAGGGCGCGGTCATGGTTTGCAGGCCCTGGGCGGCCTGCGTGCGCCGCTGCTGCGTGGCGGGGAATTCGAGGGCTGTCTGTGCGGGTGTTCTGAGGCCCATGTGTTACTCCTGTCAGGCGTTGGGGAGGGCTGTGGTGTCGAAGCCATCCCCGACACCGGGCTCCGGGGTTTCCTCGTAGGCGAATGGGCTTTCGCCCACGTCCGCGGAGGAGGCGGCGGGCGTGGTACTGCCCACGGAGTCCGTCTTGCCTAGGGCTGCGTAGGTCTGCGCGCCTGCGGACGCCAGTCCACTCAGGCCGGTGTACTGGTTTGCCGCGGCCTGCGTGGCCACCTGCCCTGCAGCCATATTCAGGGCCATGTTGAGGTCCATGTTGGCCAGGTACTTTTTGAACTCGCGGTCGTCTGCGCCCAGGGCCCTGCGGAACTGCAGGTCTGACTTGAGCAGGTCCTCCTGGTCCGCGAAGGTGGTTTCCAGTACGGCGTTCTTGAAGCCTGCCTGGGAGTCCAGACGTTTGCGCCTGCCCGCGGCCTGCAGCTCGTCGATGTACTTCTTGGAGGACATGCGTGTCAGGAAGCCCACTTGCTCCGCAGCCAGCTTCTGCTTGGCAAAGGACATCTTTGCCCGGCCTTGCTGTAGGCCACGGGCAATGTCGGTAGCACGCTTGCGGTACTCGTGGGTCTGATTGAGTTGTTGCTCGGAGAGTGCGTCCAGCTCGGCCTGCATGCCGCGAGTCAGCTGACTTTCGGCCTGCTGCACGCGGCCCGCGGCGGCGCCGGCTGCCCTCTGCGCTGCCTCGGTCTCCTGCTGGGCTGCGAATGTGGCCGCGGTCTCCAGGTCGGCCGCGGGGGCGGGCGCCAGGGTGTCGGCCTCGCGGCCGGTGGCGGCGACGGCGGCGCGGGTCAGGGCCCCGGTCTGACCGCCTGTGGCCGCGCCTGCGGGCGCAAGCGGAACAGGCTGCGAGGCCAGGGGAGTGCCCGCGGCTGCGGCTTGCTGCGGAGTCTGTCCCAGACCCTGGAGGTTTTGCTTGATGCGCGTGAGTGCTGCGGATGCCATCAGAGTACCTTTCCTAGCGTGGACTTGAGGAGTTCCTTCCCGCCCTCGACAACTTTAGACTTGAGGAGTTCCTTCCCGCCCTCGACAACTTTACGCCCGCCAGGGGCAATGATGTTCTCGTACACGGAGGCAGCAGCGCCGCCAACATGTTTCGCCCACTCCTTGGCAGAGCCGTCCTTAAGGTTCTGTATGAGAGACTTTGCAGTGGCAGAGGCAAGGAACCCGGCGGGCCCTGTGAGGAGGAGCGCACCAATTTTGGCTTTGTCTTTTGCGTCGCCCTCGCCTGTAAGGACTTTGCCCAGCTGGTCCACGTCGGCCTTGCCCGCCTGTATGGCATCGTAGAGGAACTTGCGGCCAGCGGCGTCAGTTTTGCCCCAGACTCCGGGCAATTGTTTGGCGCCATCGGGGTTGGACGGGTCGAGGGCCTGCAGCAGCGTGAGCTTCTTTTCTTCGGGTGGCATGGCCTTGAACTTCGCGGGCTCCTTGAGGGCAACCTTTCGGTCCTGAACTTTCTTGGCAGCCAGGGATGCCTGGGCCTCGGGGCTCCGGATGTCCAGGCCCTTGAGGTAGGCGCCGTAGGTTTTGAGTTTGGCCTGCGCGGCGAGGCGGTCTGCCAGAGGAGCTTTCGGATTCCCGGCCAGGGTGGACAGGCGTTTCATCTCCGTGTTCAGGGTCGCCATGTTTGCCAGGGCTGGGTCTCCCTTGAGCTTGAGCGTGTCTTGCAGGTTTGCACGGGTCACACTCAGGGCAGGGCTTGTCAGACCTGCGATGCCGGCTTTCACGCCGGAGGCATCCAGGCCCAGCACCGGGGCCATGGTCTGCGGTGCCGCCAGGCCGCCGTTTGCCGCGGTGCGGAAGCGGCCGGAGGTCGAGGCCAGTTCGGAGTATGCCTTCACGTTGTCCGCCGGGTTCCCCGGGAGGCTCGCGATGGCGTCCAGGACTTTGGGGTCCTGGGCATATGATTTGGTCAGAGGGTTTGAAGCAAGGCCGTCATAGACCTCAAGGAGTCGCGCCACTTTTGCCTCGGCCACGGGACGCGCCCGGGGGTCCCCCAGATTCTGCGCGGCGACCTGGGCGCGGATGATTGTCCGCGCGGGCTCCGGGAACTTCGCCACGTCGAAGGGCTTGCCTGTCATAGCGGACGGGTCAATGCCGGCCTCTTCCAGAAGGCGTGCAGCCAGAGGGTTTTGCAGGAAGGTCTCGCCACCCAGTGCGGCCCTGTTTTGTCTGTTCAGGTCCACCAGCGCGTCGATTTCGTCCTGCGCGTTCTGTACCACGGGCTTCAGGGCCGGCTTGTTTTTCTCGGCCCAGGCGGCCAGGGCGGGGTCGGCCTCGCGGAGCTTGTCCAGGGCGAGCCTGCCCTCGGGCGTGTCCTGCAGGGCCGGCGCGAGTTTGGCAAGCAGCTCCGGGTTCGTGGTGATTTCGGCCACGGGAACTTGCAGGCCGCCGATGCGTACCGTGGTGCCAGCCTCGATTTGCTTCTGCAGGTCCCCGGCCCGCCCCTGTTCCGTCAGGACGTTCTGGTAGCCGAGGAGCTTGAGCCTGTCTAGGGCTGCGGCCTTGGCTGCAGGGGACGACGCAGGGTTTGCGAGTGTGGCCTGCATGGTGCCCACGTCTTGGAACGTGCGCATGTTGTATGCCTGCACTGCTGCCGGAAGGTCTGCCACTTTGACCTGCGACAGGTCCTTGCCTGTGATGGTCTGCACGGCGGCCTGCAGGTCCGCGAGCCCGCCCGCGAAGCCCAGCGTCTTGGCGTCCGCGTCCGACAGCACGGACATCGCAGTGGCCTGGGGGTCCAGGCTTCCCAGCAGTTGGCGGGCCACGTCCAGCGGGGCGCCCGTGGAGGCATCCCGGACGAAGGACTTGAGGTCATCAAGGCTGAAAGTTTCGCCGGCCTTGGCCCCGGGCTTGAGCAGGCCCGTGAGTTCGGCGGCCTCCACCGTGGACAGACTGCCGGTCAGGGCTTTGCGGGTAAGTTCCTCGGTGCGTGCCACGTTGGCCTGTCCGACCTTCTGGGCCAGGGCTGTCTGGTCAAAGGACATGGTGTCTGTGGCGGATTTGGCCTGGGCCCCCAGGGCCTGCTCTCTGACAAGCTCGGAGACGCGCTGCATGGCCGCGGGCAGGCCAGACAGGGGCTGGGTCATCTGCGCGGACTGCTCGGGGCGTGCGCCCTGCTGCTGGCTTGTGGCGATGGCCGTGCGGGTATCCTGCACCGTGGGCTGGGCCGCGGCGCGCACGGTGCGCTGGATGGCGCCGGCTGTCTGTTGCGGGGTGCCTATCATTTTGACTGCATCGGGGCCGGCCCCGGCGGCGCTCGCCAGGACCTGTGATTGCTGCGGGATGGTGCCCGTCTGGGCCGCAGCCTCATCCAGTGTGGTCTGCTGGAGGCCGCCACCCAGGGCGTTCTTGATTGTGCTGCGGAAGCCCATGTCGCTTACCCTCTTACGTCCGGGCGGTGGAGGTATTCGCCGCCTGTGTGGTTCCCTTGGAGGAGAGACCCGTTACGCGGTAGCTCAAGGATACCAACACTACGGGCGCGTTCAACTGGAAGTCCTCCAGACGCACCTGATGATACACCGCCTTGCTGGTGGCTGGCGAGTATCTAATTGTCCTTTGTTTTACGCCGACTTCAGATGACAGCCCGTCACGCACGGTGCTGGCCTCGACGGTGGCCGCGTCCAGCGTGGTGAAGCTGTCCTGGAGGTCCACGGCCTGGGATACCACGGTGCCCGTCAGACTGACCCCCGTGCCATCCGAGGACACGGGCAGACGGAACCCGAGCAGGATGTGGAGGACCTTCTTACGTATGGAGGGGTCGCCGAAGTCCAGGGCCCGCGTGGTGACTTGCATCCCGGAGCCCGTGACTTCGATGGTCTCGGAACCACTGTCGAACGCCCGCACCATGCCCACGGGGGCGTTGTCATCGCGGTAGGACTCGGGCTCTTCCACTTGCAGGAACCGAAGCACCTTGCCTGTCCAGGTTCCCGCAAAGGCTTCATTGAGAAGGTTGCAGGCGTTGGTCACTGCGTGGTTGTCGTAGCGAGACCAGCCGCCCAGCTCGCCCTTGGCTTCCGCCGTGTAGTCGTAGCTGAAGGCGCCGGAGTTCCGGGGGGTGTCACCCTCGTCACCAGCATCCGTCTGCGCCGGGAAGAATAGGCGATAGCGGCGCGTGGCGGCGTAGTTGTGGGCCTGCATCACAGCCAGGGCCTCCGCGGAAGTATCTGTCACCAGGCTCCAGAGCCTATCCAGGTTCGCCCCGAGAGGCTCGATAGTCTGTGCACGTGTGAGGCGGAAGATGCCCGAGGTGTGGGCGAAGATGATGCCCTGGCGTGTCACGGCGATGGAACCCGGGGCCGCGCAGCCCACGCCCTGGCTTTCCACTTTGGCGAGTTGCCGCGTGGCGGGGTCCACCAAGTAGATGCTGTCGGTTTTGAACACCACAAGCTGCCCGGATGTCACGGCACCACCGAAAGCGGCCTCTCCGAAGAACGGGATGATTCCGGTGATTTCCTGCCCGTCCGCGGGGTTCACGTCCACACATGAGAGCGTGCGGGCGGGGTCCGCGCTGAAGGGATTATCCACAAGCTCGGGGTAGTTGGGGAGGGCCAGAAGGAGGCGCGACGGGCGCAGGAGTTCCACGGAAGTTATGGTGGCATCCTGGCTGCGACTCACGTCGTTTGCAAACAGGATGAACCCACCACGGTTGGCCACGTCCTCTGTGTATCCCAGTTCTAGGGTGGGATAAAGCTGCTCCTCCGCCGTCAAGGAGGCGTTGTCCACCATTTCCAGAAGCACGGATGCACCGTCCGTGGGGAACGTGTCGCCAGCCTGGGCTGTGGCAAATGGGATGCCTGTGCTCGCACGCATGGCAACATTGAAGGCCATGGCAAACCGAGTGGTCACCGAGTACAGCGTATTGGATGGGAAGGTATCCAAGTTGTTTGAACCAGAGCGACGAGACTCCTGCCGGTCGTAGTTGAAATCAGCCCCCAGGTACACAGGAATGTGGGAGTTAATGTCTGCGGGGACGTTGGGGTCGCCCGCCAGTACCGCGGTAGTCACATCACTGCCTGCGTTGTAGGTATAGGACGAGATGCCAGACAGGTTGATACGGACAATCATGGGCGTGGCCGTGCCCGTGTTGCCGGCTTGCTGCGTCGATGCCACTTGCCACCAGCCCATGAACGTGGTGCGGGAGACGGTAGATGCTGTAGTGCGGCACAGGTACACCCATTGTCCCGCGGTCATGGACCCATCCACACCGCTGATGGATACGTCAAAGTAGCCAGAACCCACGGTGATAGTGCTTATGGTCTGTACCTTTCCGCCTACCCCCGCGGACTCCACAAACCGAAATCCGAATACGTTGGCATTGTCCGCGGTGTACGTGCCCGCATACGCAGAGGACACGCGGTAGAGCCAGGACTCAGACAGGTTGAAGGTCTGGGAAGGCTGTGCCACGAGTTGAAGCAGGATGCGCGGGTTGCTTTTCAGGTTGGCATAGGCCGCCTGGTTCCCGATGGTGGTGATGTACTTGGCCCGGGGCACGGGCTCCACTGTGGGGAAACTGACCCCGGCCGCCCCGGATTGCGACAGGATGGGAGCCAGGGCGTCGGTCTGTGTTTGCTGCAGAAGCAGGTCCGGCACCGCGTCACGGATGTCGAGGTAGCTGCCGGTGCAGCGGCCCTCTGCCTGGCTGTACCGGTGCCCCGCGCCAAAGTACATGTCTTGCTCGGCGATGAAGTAGTAGGGCGGGACCCCTGTGCCGGCCGTGCGATATATACGCACGCGGATGCGGTCGTAGTCCAGGCCGGGGAACACTGGCATACCTAGGAGTCGCAGGAGGATGCCCGTGGTGCCCGTGATTTGGACCTGCACGTCCTCGGAGGCTGCGGAGGCTGTGGCCAGGACGAAGCCATTGGCATCCACAGCGTGGGCCCGGAAGTAGTACTTGTAGGTGGCTTGGGACTGCGTGGTCAGACTCGTAGTGCCCGCAGGGATGCCATTCAAGCTCTGCGGTTCCACGAACGTTACTACGCCTGTGGTGGCGTTTACCGTGGCCACAGTGACGACCCTCAGTGTGCCGCCGCTTGTGGCCGTGACCTTTTGTCCCGGCTGCAAGACTTCCGTCTGGTTGGCCGTAGTTGCGGTGAAAACCCCGGAGGTTGTGGTGCCGGCAATGGCCGTCCCTGATGGGAGTGCAATGGTCCCCCCGCCTGTGGTGCTGGTCACCAGGAACAGGGCGGGATTCCAGCGGGGCAGGCCCGCACGCAGGATGTAGTTGCCGTCCCATTTCTGCATAGGGTCCTGATAGTTCGTCAGGAACAGGTTGTTGTTGGCCATGGTGCTGTGGACCAGTTCCTGGTCAGAGTACGGGTCCACGCGGAATTGCCTTGGCTGGTACTGCAGGCTTGCTGGGAGCGTGTCCGAAGTGGAACCCGCTGCCTCGCCCGGGACAAATCTGGACGCCACATCCACGGTGATGCTGGACGTGTAAGAGTCGATGAAAGTGCCCTCCAGGGACAGCTCCATGTGGCGAGGGTACAAGCGGCAGAAGATTTCCGCCTCTCCTGCGTAAGTCGGGAGAAGCGCGGCCAGGGTCGAGCCTGCTGGGGGGTAGACTGTCATGGAGCGCGAGGTTGCGATTGCCGACACAATCCACTCACCGGACAGTCTCCCGGCGCGACTCACAAAGATGGTGTCCCCCGGCGAGAAGTACTGAGTGAAGTCCGCCGCAGTCGCGTAGAATGTGGCCGCCGTACCATCCGCGTTTATGTCCAACCTTGTCGCAACTAGGTCTGGGTTCCTGTAAATGCGCCGCACGGTATACCGCGTAGGCTGGTCTTCGATGGTGAGCACGTCCCCCGGCACCACATCGTCTATGTTTTCTGTGATGGTGGAAGTGCTGTCCCGCAAGGAAATGACACGTCCAGTGTGCTGCAGGAGGCATGTCTGTCCGTAGGGGATTTCAGTGGTGCCAGTTACGGGGCCCACGAAAATATAGGCCGAGATAGTACCCTGCACCTGCAAGCTGCCGCCAGACGGCAAGGACTGCGAGAATAGCGTGTCCCCGACTGCAGGCCAGTATCCGTTTCCTACAGATGCGTTGTCCACGCGGATACGGTCTGTAAACACCCCGGCCTGTCCTTGGTTGGTGAAATCCCAGTCGGAGCTGTCGAGGTCGGGCATCCTGATGGTGAATACAATTTGGCTTGCCGAGCTGAAGTTCACGGAGAGGACGGGCCAGGCCCCATCGAACTGGCTGTACACAGAGAAGCGCAGAGAGAGGAGGTCAGCACAGGCTGAGGTATCTTCGGGGTAATACAGGTCCGACTCCGAGCCTGACGAGTTGAGTGTGGTGACTCGGTTTGGGGTGGACACCGTGACCTGTGCTTGTCCTGCTGTGCCGTTGTAGGCGAAGTTTGTGACTTCGGCCCAGCCCTCCGCCCCGCCGTCAATAGTGTACCCCCCACGTGTCCGCAGCACGGTGTCGCCTGTGCCGTGGAACAACGGGGCAATTGTACTGTCCAGGGCCACGAAATGCCGGAGGTATGGGTACCTGCGGGGCATGCCGTAGGTAGTACCTTCGGCTACGCGGGATGCCTCGCGGAAGAGGTTCCACCCCAGGGTGGCACAAAGATATGCATCACCCTCGGATTTGTAGCTGTCGGTGCTTGTGACCCAGCCCGGTTTACCTGTGCGGGGTTCGGCATAGATGCTGGCGTGGTCCAGGCCCCAGAGTGTGAGTGCAGTGGAGCCGACTCCGGCGGACCCGTCCACACCAGCAATAGTATGCGGCTCGACGCAAATAATGTTCGTACGCGCAGTGGCGTACTCCAGGAGTACGCGGAAGCTGGCCGACGATGCCGTGTTGTTTTGGAAGGTAACCGTAGCCGTATTTGCCACGGCATCCACGACGATGCTGTCGGGGATTACTGCAGTGAGTAGTCCTGCGTTGTCATCCAAGTAGGGCTGCACAAGGACAAAGGGGGTTTCGAGGTCACTGAAGGTGACCGTGATAGTTTCACCTGCTACGGCTGTGCCCGTGGCGACTTGAGCCATGCCTATGTTGCGAAGACACACGCGGACCGTGGTGGCGGGGTCTGTGGTCCAACGGATTTGGATGTTACCGCCTGTGTTTCGGATGGCATCGGGAGTAAACAGGGTGGCAGTGGTGCCGGAGATACCGAAACACTGCACCATGATGTCCGTGCCAGTGAGACCGTGCGTGGCTGCCAGGATGTCCACGTAGTTGTAGCCAATGCCTGGCGAATAGGGGGAAGTAAAAGTTGTGGTGTACCGCTCTCCCGCCAGGCTGCTGTTGTCAATGGCGTAGATATACGCCTTCAGGTCGTCTGGGTCTGGGTTGATAATTTCCGTGGTGACGTCGAAGGTCCCCGTGTCGATACTTTGTGCGTTGGGGATGATGACCGAGTTAGAGCGTGCCGTCTCGGACGTGGACTCTGCAATGCCGAGCATCACGGTAGCATTCCCAATCCCGTGTTCATCTGCAGTGAGGGTTTGGGACGTGGTAGACAGTGCCGTAAAGGTTTTCCTAACGTCCACAGAGAATGTGGAGTAGTAGCGATAACCAGCGGTGGTGTCGAAGTCGTAACCACTGGTACCGAAGTTGGCGCGACCTTGCACAATGATAGGGGCTGGCTTGAGTTGGCTTACGTCGATGGAGCCATCAAGAGTGAAGCAGATGGGACCAAGGGCACCGGCGGTCTGCTCCACACTCACGACGCGCAGCGGGAGCCAGCCATGGGTCTCGAAACCTTTACGTTTCTCAAGCTGGCCCTCGGGGGCTGCGTCCGCGTTGAGGCAGTCTTCGATATGCCCGGCCGGGATGGCGGCTTCGGCTGCGAGTTGGTTGATGCCACGGGTGAATGCTTTTTCGACAATGCTTTGGTACTGAATGGCCATGACTATGCGTCTCCCAGGCGTGTGCGCGGAGGCAGGCCGGGCATGTCCGGCACTGCATTGCGGAGACTGTAGCACGCCAGACAGGGGAGGGCCAGGCAGGACAGGAGCGGGCCTTCCGGCCGCAGAGAGGAGGTTCCGGAGGAACACGACGACCGCAGGGAGGAGTAGGGGTATCCTTACCAAACTAACAAAGCTGGGGGCTTAGCCCTACTTCTTCCCCGTCCTCCGCATCACGAAGTCTGAGAGGGATTCGTCATCCCGCGGCGTACCCGAGACCCTATCCAGGGCCTTCCGTATGGCCCCCAGGGCGCCGGTTCTGTCCCGCCGGTACTCCTCGGCCTGCTTCACGGCCTCCTCGAAGGCGCGGTCTGCGAAGCTCGGCTCCCTCCGCATGCGTTCCATTTCTGCCTTCTGGACCTTCGGACCAAGGCCGAGGAAACTCTTGCGGGCTGCCTGCACCTTGCCGCCGAGGCTGTGCAAATCGTCGCGCTCCACCATGTGGCCCGCCTCATGGAGCAGCGTCAGGTCGCGGAGCCTTGGCACTGCCTCGGGGCCCTCCAGGTCGGGGGACTCCGCCACGCGCACTGTGCCCTCCGGGTCCCGCGGGTCCACCATGCCGGCCTTGCCCTTGTGGGCCAGCCCGGCATCGCGGAGGATGCGCTGGATGCGCCCGCGTGGGCCCCAGGCCCTTTCACTCGCCCGGCGTACTTCGGTGTCTGTGGTCTTCTCGCTCATGCTCTAGGTTCCTTGGCAAGGCCACGCAGGGGGCGGGCCGGGGTGCGCTTTGGCTGGGCGTAGACACCTTCTTCCAGGTAGTCCATGTCGTAGCTGTCCGTTTCTGGGTTGTAATTCTCGGGCTTGGGCACCAGTGTCTGAATGGCTTTGTCCAGACCTTTGCCCAGGCTTTCCTCAAGCTCCTGCTGCTTCCGTTTCAGCAGGCCACGCCAGTGTTTTGGGAGTTTGTCCTTTTCCATATCACTCACCTTTTTCCAGTGGCCGGCGGTAGCCGCCGCGGTCGAAAGGTCCAGGCTTCTCCATCTTCTCGGGGAACAGCTGCTTCACCTTCTTCTCCAGCTCCTGGAGGGGGATGCCCTTCTCCTTCGCCAGAGCTTCCAACTGCTTGCTCATGGAGTCCGGGATTATCCGACCCATGCCCTTGAGCTTGCGACCCAGGGGCCCTGCGGCAGACATTGCTGCGTCTGCGGGATTCTCCGGCACGTAGTCCAGGGCCTCGCCGGCAAGCGTGGAGCCGGCGGCGGCCACGCCTGCACCGAGATTTGGGTAGCCCGCTTCATTGGCGCGGTTCGCAATTTCCTGCATCTTGGAATCCACCGCGGCCTGTGTGCGGGCCTTGAAACGCTTGAGCTTGGGGAAGACGCCTTCTTGTTCTGCCATGTGGTCAGTCCTTTTTCTCTTTGCGGGCCGTGCTCAGTGCGATGGCCAGTATTTGCCGCATGGGCCGTTTTTTGCCCTCAGGCTTATCTTCGTTTGCTTTCTTGAGTTCGCGTATATTGGCCGAGATGGCCTTTTTCCCACTTCCCTTCATGAGCGGCATATGTATTACCTCCGTAGCACTAGGACGCCCGAACGGGGGTTCCTACGCCAGTTGTTGGACCTGTTGCGGACGCGGATGGTGTTTGGCCTTCCAGACCAACTCCGCTGCACGTCCTCTTCCATCTTCGAGACCTGGGACATCAGGATGCCGGGCTCCGCGCCCAGCTTCGTCACGGCGATGTCGGCGGCGGCATATTGCAGGATGTAGTTGGCCGCGGGTTTGCGCATGAAGGGCACGCAGGTGCCGGCGATGGGGGCGATGTAATCATCGGCCTCCACAGTGGACGGGAGCGTGCCCGTCACGGTGCGCCCCTGCACGGTGCTGCGTGTGGGTGTCCCACGGAAAGTCACCTTGCGGTCCACGATGGACTGGATTTGCATGGTGGCCTTGATGGCGCCCGTGTCCTTGTCCACGAGATTGACATAGGACTCCAGGTCATCCACGGAGGTGGACAGTTCGTCGCCGGGCTCGTCCAGCATCACGTATCTGGAGCCTGCGTTCACAAGGGTGATGCGGCCCTGCTCCTGCACAAGCGGCTCCACGTCGCGGCAATACCAGATGCGCAGGGAGCCAAAGTTGGGCGCCGCGGGAATGAGGCGATACTGGTTCCCAATCTGGCAGAAATAGTAGGGTGCGGTGCCCGTGGCGCTGGTGTCTTCGTACAGGTCGATGTCGGAGATGCCGATGGGCTCCAGGCGCTGGTAGATACCCTCTGTGGCGCTGAACTCCACCTTCAGGAGCCGGCCCTCGAAGGCTTGGTCCGGAATATCATAGTCAGTCTGGCCGGCCACGATGGTCACATCCGCGGAGGTCAGCAGCGGGGGGTTGTAGTGGCGGGCAAGGACGCTGGCGACTCTATCGCTTGCCCTATTGAGCGAAGCGAGAATTTCGGAATCCTGGACGTCAGCTGTATTACTTTCATCTATTAATTCGCGAACTTCTTGAATTAGGCTGTTAGTCGTTAGCCTTCGCTGGAACACCATACTTAGCTCCTTTCTGGAGATTTTCCTTAGCCCACATAGGTTGTAGATTACTAAAATGGCAAGCCAATCTGACTTGGTCCTCTTTGGTTAAGTCAAACGCGCTTAGAGGAATCTTATGGTCTAGGTGCCATCCTGTTTTTCCCCAATTATCCCAACTCATGCCGGGTTGAAACAATGCCGAAATATAGTCTTTAAACTGTTCAATAGTACACCCTAAATCCCTAACAGCAGAACCAGTTTTAGCATTACCCTTCAGTGCTTGAACAAATCGTATTCGCAAATTCCTAGAAATACGATAGTTGATGCTAGTTTCTTTTTTCTTTTTCTCGTAATCCCTATTATATTCTCTACGTTTTGTTTTGTAATCGTCAGAGCTTCTGTGTCTTTTCCGGTTGCGAACTACGTTGTCGGGATTGGCTTTTTCCCACTTAGACAGCATCTGTGCTTTACATTTTTTACAAGAAAATTGATAACCATCCCGGGTAGAGGAGCATTTACAAAATGCTTCAAAAGGCTTTGCTTCTTTGCAAGTGGAGCATCTTTTGAATCCTGCCTCACACCCATCAGTGGTCAGGCGTCTTGTGAAGGCCATGATGGCTTGGCTCCCTTTCGGCGGTGGTTCTTGTACTCTGGCTTTTTGGCAGGATGCTTGCCCCAGCGGCTCCTGTATCGGCGGATGCACCGCAAGCAACAGTCCACCTGCTCCAGTACCACCGCACGGGACATACTAAGTAGGCATCCCTCCAGCTGGGCTTTGGCCTTGGTGCGGCGCGGCATGGTAGTGTCTCCAAAAGAAAAGGCCCGCCCGGGTTGGGGCGGGCACTTTGTGTGCGTGGGTTTCCAGAGCGGGTCGTTTCCGCCTTCGCGTTCCTGTGGAACGGAAACCATGACGAACGAAGTGAGGAATTAGACGGACTCTTCTTCGGCCACAGCCTCTTTGCCCGCCGCAGGTGCTTCTTTTTTGCGTTTAGCCAATTCAGCTTCAAGTTCTTCAAGGCTGAACTCGGCGAGCATCCGTGGCTCCTCTTCCTCTGCCGGTTCAACCTCCAGGCCAAGCTCAAAGCTGGGTTCTTCCTTTTCCATCTCCTTGGGCGGCATCTTTCCGGGCATCTTGAGCATACGTGTTCTCCTTTGCCTGCTTCGTGCGGGCGGTTACGAGGTAATCTTAGCGGTGGGCAGGGGCTTTGGCAAGCAGTAGCTGCTTACTTGTCGGCCCGCAGCTTCTTGAGGATGGACCCAAGGTCCACGCCGGTAAGGGTCTTGACGTTCTCGGCCACGGAGGTGAACTCCACGAGCCCTATGGCGCCGGCACAAAGTTTGGCCACGGGGAGCCCGCCGGGCATTAAGCTTTCTAGTGCAAAGCCTGAAATGACTGCAAGTTGATAGCCAAGCGCCTTGAAGATTGTACGCCCCATGGCTTTACTCGTGAGAGGCTCGCCACGCTTGCGGGCGGCTAAGATGCCTGTCACAAAGTCGGCGGCGATTAAGAACCCCACGGCGCCAAGCAAGGTATGGATGGGCGCCAGGATGGCCAGGCCAGCTAGGAATAGGGCTTTGAGCCAGGAGGCAACGGCTGTGGATGTAAGGCTCATGTGCAAGGGCTCCTTAGTGATTATCCGACACGCACTGCGGAGATGCGGCTTCGGTAGGTAGGGTTGGCACCTGAGAAGCTACCTACATAAACCTTGAGGTAGTACGTGGTGGTGCCGGACGGGGCTACGCGGTAGCTGGGGATGGTGAGGGTTACTGTATTGAATGTAGTGGGAACAACGGCCGACTGGACATCCATGTTGTCTCCGTCTTGCAGCCCAGTGGTGGAAGTGCCTGATGCGGTTCCAATACCCACAATAAAAAGCGTGGAGGAGAAGGTTGATGTGCCACGTGCAAGCTGAAACACCACAGAGATGTCCCAGACACCCGCCTCAAGGCTGATGGAGTCAGCATCGCCGTATGTAGCCGAAGCCACTGTGTAAGACGTAGATGCAGTGGTTCGCGTTTGTTTGAACTCACCGATGCGCCCTGCGGCGGGGCTTCCCGAGGTTCTGCCGGCCACATCCGCCGCCGGGATGGTAGACAGGAAGCTAGCTACGCCCGAAGTTCCGTAGGCGTAGCCTGTGCCTGACGCACGCTTGATTATCTTGCCGGTGGTGCTGTTGTAGATGGCGAACTCGGAGTCAACCGAAGCCGCGGGGCCTGTAACGAGGTCAGCCTCAAGTTTCGTGCCGTTCTGGAGGAGTTTGCCCGTGGTGCCATTGTAAACTGCCACCGCGCCGTTGGTGGAAGACGCAGGGCCAACCACATCTCCCGTGCCCGCCCCTGTGAACCACTCTGGTACACCTCCCGCGCTTACGCGAAGGAGCTGGCCGGTGGTGCCGATGGGGAGCTTGGAAAGTACGTTGGATGCGGAGGCATACAGGAAATCGCCCGTGGTATAGGTCGAAATGTTAGTGCCGCCGCGGGAGATGGCAAGTTGGGCCTCAGAGGAGAGCACGCCGGAACCATCATTGATGATGACATGGGAAGCTGTACCGGAGGCGAGTTTGGAGCGGGCAAGTGCTGCGGCAGCGTCCACGTTGGCGTTCACGATAAGGGCGGACGTGGGGATGCCAGCGGCATCGCGCACCAGGGCTTTGTTGGCGTCGCCAAGAACGGTCTTGATGGCCGTGACCGGCAGGTCCTGGACAGTGTTGACGTCGCCGTCGATGGTCTTGTTGGTCAGGGTCTGGGTGGCGTCGATTTCCACAAGGGTGCCCGCGGTGTCGCCCACGTCCGGAATGGACACCACGATGGTGCCGGCGCCCGTCTGGTTGGCGGCCTGGAGTTCAACGTTTTTGGCCCCAGAGTTGGTGGGGAACACAATTTTGGTTAGTTTGCGGAGACTTCCAAAAACATCCATAAGTTACACTCCTAGGCGGGTATGCCCGCAATTATGGGGTAAAATAGCATGAGTGTGGGCGTCACGCCAGGGCCAGGATAAGCACACGCCAGGAGCCCGCGGGCGGGGCCTCGGATGCGGTGAGCGTGACTGTGTTGGCATCCGTACGCACCACTTGGTCCACGAAGATGGATTCCCCGGTAGCGATGTCAAATATCTGCACCAGGACATCCGTGGTGCCTAGGCCGTGCGCCACAACCTTGCTGGTACCGTCCACCGTCGCCCAGGTGGCTTTGGCTGTGGTGGCCAGGGTTGCGGTGATGGTGGCCACCGTGGCCCGCTTGAGGAGGCCGGCATCCGAGGCATCAGAGATGAGAAGCTGGTCGGCCGCGGCGGCGGACACCAGGGTCTGGCCTGTGATGGCCGTGGACTGGATGGTAGCAGCCGCGGAGCCGGGGCCGGCCGCGGAGATATCACCTGTGAGTGCCGTGATGTAGTTGCCTGTCGGTTGCTTACTATTGAGCTGGGTCTGGATGGCGGAGGTCACGCCCGAGAGGTACCCGACCTCAGTGGCCGTGGTGGCTGAGGCTGAGACAAATCCGGAGCCATCGGATACCAGGGCGCGGGCTGTGGTGAGTGCTGCCAGTTTGGACAGCGGAATAGACGAAGGCAGGTCATCAGAGACCAGCGCCCGGAATGTGGGGGCCGCGTCGGCGCCGGTCGAAGGGCCGGCCCAGACTCTGTTTGCCACCTGGGTCGCCAGGGTGGCAGAAAGCGTGCCAGAGGTGGTGACAGGGCTTCCCGAGACAGAGAAGATGGCCGGCAGCGAGAGGGCCACGGATGTGACCGTGCCTGTACCTGTAACTGTAGACCAGGTGAGCACACCAGCGCCGTCGGTGGTTAGGACCTGGCCTACTGTGCCGTCCGCGGGAGGCAGGGTCCAGAGCTGCGAGGCCGAAAGGCTCGGCGCCTGAAAGCCTACATAGAAGGCCCCGTTGGTGACGCGGAAGGATGCCGAGGTTTGTACAACCTGGCTTCCGAAGTCCGGGCTGACCTTGGTCCCGGCGATGGCGGCGGAGGCGGAGACGTCTGCGTTAACGACCGAGCCTGTGAGCGTGAGCTTGGAGTAGGCTATCCCTGCCAAAGCTGCAATGTCAGAGCCTTGGATGCTGCCAGCAAGGTTGACCTTGGCATAGGTGACGGCCCCATCCAGAATCTTTGCCGTGGTGATGGCGTTAGCCTGGATAGTCGCAGCCGCGGAGCCAGGGCCTGCTGCCACGACGTCCCCGGAAAGGGCCGTGATGTAGGCCCCAGTAGCCTGCTTGGAGTCGAGCTGGGCCTGGATGGAGGAGGTGACGCCATTGAGGTACTGGAACTCGGTGCTGGACACCGAGCCGTCGGCAATCTTGGAGGCGTCGATGGCAGCGGCGGCCTTGATGTTGGCATTGGCCAGATTGGTGATGGTGTTCTGGTACGCGTCCAGGGACTTACTGGTCAGGGTCTGGGCCAGTGTGGTTAGGACAAGGGTGCCTGTGGCTGGGGCTGTAAGTGTGGTGAATCCTTCACTTGGTAGGGATATACCTACCCCCGTAGCCCCGGCGATGCCGGCAAGCACCGAGAGGTCCCGCTGGAGGGTCAGCGTGCGGTTGCCGTTCGCTAGGTCCAGCTGGAAGTTCCTGTCCGCGGAGGGCGCCGAAGCGGGAGCGTAGGTCAGCTTGGCAAAGTAGCCCGAGCTTGGGTCCTGCACGCCCACCGAGGGGGCATAGAACAGCGCGGGGCCCACGGAGTAGGCTTTCCAAGTCAGGGCCTTGTTGTCCGCCGAGCCGATGCTGAAGTTGCCCTGCCCAGGGGTTCCCCCTATGGAGGCATCCGCGGGCTGCAGTATGATGTCCTGCACGGCCCGGAACTGCACGCTCTCATCGTTCAGTAGATTTGTGGTCCCGCCCAGAAGGTCCAGGCGGTCAAGGTTGTCCGAGGCCGTGCGGGTGATGCCGGCTTCTTTTACCAAGCCCAGATTGGGCGTAACTCGTCTTCCCATGGTTCAAGCCTCCTGGCGCACGCATGTGCGCGGCCCTGCTACTATGGCATGTATGGCGCACATGCAAAAGCCCCGGGGCAGGGCCCGCGGGGCGTGCGCTATTGAGTCTGGTAACCCATCAGGAAGCAGCGCGGAGGACCACGTAGCTGATGATGTCACCGTTGTCAAACGCCGCGGAGCCCACGATGGTCACGGTGTTGGTGGAGGGGGTGGCCCGGAGGATATAGGCAACGCCTGCGCCTGCGCGGGACTCCACCGTGGCCAGCACGATGTCCGTGGCGGCCACGCCCGTGACCGTAACTGCCTGTGTGGCTGAGGCCCCTGCGGCCGTACGCTTGCCGGCATACTTGACGACGTGGCTGGGGGCAATTCCGGAAGCCAGTTCTGCCAGGGTGATAGAGCCCGCCGGGAGGGCGTCCACGTAGTCCTTGACGGACTTGAGCAAGGCGCGTTCGCGATAGCTGAATGCATCGCCGGCTTTTCCGCCGTTGGCGGGGAGCTGGGCAACTTCGGCCGCAAGGCCAGGTACTACAAATGCCATGATGGTAAACCTCTATAGCCCCAATTCCACCCGGACACCAGCTGTCGGTTTCGGGGGCCATGGGAAGAGTATGCCGTGGGGGCCTTGCGGGGGCAAGGCTCCCACTATGAGTTGCGGATGAGGGTAATCTCAAGGGAGCCTGACACAACTATATTATTCGCGGAAGTAGTCAGTACTCTTAGAATGACGTCCGTGCCAGCAGGGAGATAAATCCCGCCGCGTATGCTGTGACTAACGCTCAAGGAGTCAGAGATGTCCATTTGCTCGGACAGGATAGGAGCGGAGGAGGGTAGACGCATATACAAGGCTACCACCCCGTTAAAGGTGGACGAGGCCCGCACCCCGGAAGCCGAAAGTTGTGTAAGCACTCCTGTAGTGTTTGCCGGTATGGTATAGGCCGTAGTTCGTGCTGCACCTATCCCTATGTCTATGGTGGCAAACACATTTGCTGTGGTCACATTGTGCTGGATTGTAATGGTGCCGGCATTGAAGGCGGTATTCCCACTGCCGGAGGTTGCTACGTAGGCCCGGTTTAGTCGCAAGAAAGAGTTCACCGTTACTACAGGTGTGGTTCCGTTGAGTGTGACTGTTTCGGCAAGGAAGTTCCCGTTTGCATCCAGCCCATTCAGGATTACGGTGCGTGCGCCTGTCCCGGCCGCGGTATCATCCGCACTGCTCGATGTCACTCGCACCGCCTCGGCGGCAGCGGGGAATCCTGTGTACAGGCCGGCGTTGCCCCAAATGTCCTCGGGTGTGGTGCTGGTATCGACATCCACATTGGTTCCTGAGCGGTGTATGAGGCGCACATCGGGGTCAAGGAACATGCCCAGCAACTCATCTTGAATAGAGCCGGTGCGGGAAAGGTCTTGGCGGGCGAACTGGTCAAGTCTCATTGGGCGGGCCTCCTGAGGGCCAGCTTAGGGGGTGCGTGCCCCCTTGGCAAGATTCTCCTCGGCTCGCAGAATTTGTAGGTTTGACCAATGCACCGCCTGCTTGAGTTGCTCCGCATCTTCGAGGTTGAAGCTGGCAAGGGGGCGTACATGGTCAATGTGGAACCTACTTTCATTGCCGGTGTATGGGATGCCATATTTGTCTAGGGCATCCAGGTTCAGGTACACGAGGAAAGCGTCAATGGGCATACCCAGGTCACGGACGGCTGAGCCCGTTTTGTATTTACCCTTGAGGGCCTTTTTCAATCGGTCACGGAGTAGCTCAGATAAATAGTACTTTGTATCTTGCGTTTTTCTTTTTTGCTTTCTTGCATTAATAATGGTTTTGTTATTTTGATAATACAAGCGAGATATCTCTCGAACTCGCTCTTTATTTTGTCCTCTCCACACTTTATTTATTTCCTGTTTACGTTCCTTGTTTTTAACTAGCCATTCTTTATTTGCGGACCTTTTTCTGTCCGCGTTTTTTTCTCTCCATATTTTTCCCACTTTTGCGGCTTGTTGTTTGTTTTCTTGATACCATTTTAAAGCTTTGGACCTCATGCAAATTTTACATTGGGTTTGCAAACCATCTTCACGTTTGCTGTTTTTAGAAAAGGCTTCCAATAGCAAAGCTTGATTACATCCGCCGCAAATCTTTTGCATAAAGAAACCCCCCGTAAGCAAACCTACGGAGGGCTTTCCCTGTTGTCAAATGGAACCTTGGGTCAGATACCCACAGTGGCTCCCTTAATCACCCCCGACGCCGAGGGGGCACAATTGTAACTACCGACAAAGCTTGTCAAAAATTGCTGCCATGCTTGGAGGTATGCGCCGCTGGAGTCAGCCTTACGTACCCATTTCGCGCCACCGTCCGGGTCCATTGCGGCGCGGTAGTCAGAGAGGACGACTTGCACAGGAGCTTTTCCACCAGGGCCAGACTCGGGAATGAGCCATTGCCTATCCTTGCGGCAGAACTCGGAGGTTGCGAACTCCAGCGTAACGTCGCCAACAACTGCAACCAGCTTCGGATATCCATGACGGCCTTCCAGTGCTTGGAAGCGCACGTCTTGCCGGCGGGCTTCCTGAATGGCCTGCACGTACTCGGAGGAGCACAGCACCTTGTTGTAGCGGTATCCGCCGCCGTTACGGTTGCGCAGTGCGTCCACGAGCTGGAGCAGGTGGCGGATGTCTGCGACTTCGCCGGACTTGTCCTTGACGATGGATGCGAGCAGGCCGCTCATCGTCATACCATTGACCACGCGGCCGTCAGCGGACACAAGGGACTCAAGGCCCACCATGGACTCGGACGCGGTGGCGTAGTCTGCGATGGAGCCCGTGAAGTCGGGAATGACGCTCTGCCCCACGCGGTAGAACAGGTGTCCGCTGGAGATACCAGAGGACGTGAGGTTCAGGCGCGAGTAGCTGGAGTTCACAGGGGCGATACGGATTTGGTCGGTGTCACGGAGCACGTCTATGACCTTGTAGGCATAGAACGTACCGGAACCGAGGGTGGGCGTGACCGCGGCACCAGCCGAGGTCTTGACCAGGAGGAGGTCGTCCCACTGGATGGCGTTCACAAATCCCTTGGCCGAGACCGAGGTGCTCAGGGTCACAAGCACGGAACCGTCCGCGCCCGTAGTGTCCGCGGCGGAGCTTGCAGTAGCCTGCACGCCCGTGCCGTCAAGATGGAGGTCCACGCCGAGCCGGCGGCGCGAGACGTTCATCTTGTCTTGAAGCTCATAAGCAAGCTCCTCGGCGTAGCGGAGGCCGGCGCCGGACATGCGGAGGCGGGAAGCGAGTGCTTCAGAGATTTCGATAGTGGTTGCGTACTGCTTCCACGCGGTCGAGAATTCCTGCACCGAGGAACGTTGCGAAGAAGGGAAGGAACCAGCAGCATCTGAGATGCCCACAGCTTGGACTGCACCCGCACCGTTGCCGGTTTGGAGCATGAACCGAAGTTCTCGGCCTTGCGGGTCTGCAACGCGCAGAGCTTTGACCAGCTCGAAGTCGCGCATATCTTCGCTGATTTGGCGCCAGATGCCCTTCTGGAAGGCAATTTGGGGCAAGTAACCAATACCATTGGGCAAAGAAGTAATCGGACTCGTAGGCATTTTGCCTTCCTTTCGTTAACAACAGGGCCCCTCAACCATGGGGACCCTCGGGCACTTACAACTTACACTTGCGTAATGATGTTAGCAATACAGCGGGGCGGGTATCAGCGGCGCCCGGCGAGTGCGGCCTTCACGAAGTCGAACACACTTCCCTTGCCGGCCCCGTAGTCATTCGCCGCCTGCTGTACGGACGAGGGCTGCGCTTGGGGCGCCGATGCGGAGCGGGCCGAGATGGCGCCGGCTGCCTTGGCTTTGGCCGCCTGGGTGTCCTGCTTGGATTGGGCATCCGCGGCGCCCTTGTAACCCCGCTGGATGATGGAGAAGCGGCGCTCCACGATGGCGTGCATATTGGCCTGGGTGATTTTCTCGCCCTTGCCGATGCGTTCCTGCACTTCCTTGTTGATGGCATTGAAGGCGGCTTCATTGAGGGTCTCTTCCAGCTCAGGGTCCCCGAGCTTGCCAGCCAGGCTGTGTTTCCCGAAGGCTGCTTCGAAGCGCGTTTGTACCTGGGCCTGCTCGGCCTGCGTGAGTTGCTCCTGGGCCTTCTTGGCGGCCTCCTGCTGCTTGCGCTCCTGGATGGTCAGCTTGCGTTCGCGGGCCTCGATGTCGGCAAGCTTCTTGGCAGCCTCGCGCTCCTCCGGGTCCGCAGAGTCCAGCAGGTTTCTCTTGGCCCGCTCATTCTCGATGTACTTCTCAAAGTGGCCTTCTTCGTCCATGAAGTAGTCCACCAGCGCGGCGATTCCGCCCGACTCCACGATGCCTTGGATTTCGGCAAGCTCGCCTGCCATCTCCTCGGCCTCTTTGGCCTTGGACTCCAGCGACTGAACCTTGGCGTGGAGTTCCTTGGCCTGCATGGCAGTTTTCACCACTTGGCCGAGCTTCTCCTCGTTGCTGAGGTCCAGCTTCACCTTCATCTTCTTGCCGTCCGGGCCCTCGATGACCAGGGACTTCACAGCCTCCACGGGCTTGGCTTCCTGGTTGGCCTGCGCTCCTTGCTCCTCCTGGGGGGCTTCCTGACTCTCGGGCGCAGCCTCCGGGTCGGAGCCATCTGTGGGCAGAAACTCAAGGTCCTTGCCTCCTGCCTCGCTGTTGAAGGCGTTTTGCTCGGCCTCAAACTGTTGGACAGACTCGGGCGTGATGGATGCAATCTCCTCGGCGAGAGACTTGCCCGAGGACTGGGGGATGGGGGCGGATGGAACGGACGTGATGGTCATGAACAACACCTATGACAAACGGGCCGGCGGAACTGCCAGCCCGTGTAGTTTAGGGTTGTTGGGATGGGAAGTCAAGCCGTTACATAGGTAGACCAGCCAGAGCTGCCAGTGGGTTTTCTGCGGGCGCCACGCCCGACTGGGGGGTCCCCGCCGCGGGTGGCTGGCCTGCGGGGGCTGCGGGCTTGGTTTCCGTGGCCATGAGTTCCTCGCGCAACGTGATGTGCTCAAGACACAGTTGCTGGAGGTCCGTGGGCAAGTCGAAGAATTCTGAAGTCATGCGCCAGTGGAGGGCATAATTTAGCATGTTAACATGGTCTTCTTTCGCCCCCGGGGGCACCTGCTTCCCTGTGTTGATGATTTCGTCGAAGTACTCACGCTGTCTACTCTCTGCGAGCTGGGCCGCGTCATACAGGCTCGACAAGTCCGACAGCTTCATCATGCTGAGAATCTGGCGCATCGGGATGCCGGCTTCTTTGAAGAAAGGCGCAAGCTGCATAATTTCCATGCGACGCTGGATTGGGTCCAGGCTGAACTGCGTCCCGAACTCCACATGCAGGTCGTAGCCGGCGCGTATGTCAGAACCCTTGATGTCCAGGGTTTCCATGGCCTGCTCGCGCCCGATGGTTTTAATGGTGCGGGGCGTGGTCCAGTTTGTGGCGCACAGGCTGAGATAATCCTGGTAGACTGACTCGACATACATGGTCAGTTTGTTGAACAGGCGGCGGCGGACAACGTTGGACTGCTCCACGGCGAACTGCATGGAGTTGCCGGACGTCTCGCGTGCCTGTTGTCCCATGGCCAGTTCTGTGACGCCGAAGATGTCATCAATAGCCTGCTTGACCTGCTGGCGCAGCACCGGTAGTGCTTGGGGGAATGGCAGGGGCTCCATGAACTTGGGCGGCTGCTGTCCTGCGTAAACCACCACGTCCCAGGAGTTGTTGTTGATTGCGTCCTGTGCCAGTTCAGCAGAGTCGGGTACGAGCACGCGGGCAACCCCGTGGGCCTGGATGATGTCCGCGGCGGCGATGTCCAGGTGATTCAGAAGGTCCTGGAGCTGGACCGCATAGGCCACAACTGGCATTCCCCAGGCGGTGCCGGGGATGTCGATGTCTGTCAGGAAGTGGTAGGGCAGTCTGGCATACGTGCCAATCTTTTCCTCGCTGACATCGGCGTACACGGGGAAGGCATAGGGAGAGGCCACAGGAACGGCACGGCCATCCTCGCTGCGCGTCAGGACTGTACCGTCTTCGAGACACCATGCGAACCGTCCCTGCAGCCCATTCTCGGGCGTGCCATTTTCCCAGTACTGGAAAATGGGCAGGCGCTGGAAACGCTGAAACTGGAAGTAGGACTCCGAGGCATCGCCATGGTAGAAACGCTGGTTTTCGGCCTGCTCCATCAGGGACTTGATTTTATCGTGCGACTCGGGGAAGCGGCGCAGCGCCTCCTCGTAGGGCATGTAGACGCGCTCGAATACCCAGCGGATGCTATCAGTGTCCGTGGCGTCAGGGTCCAGGTACATGTTGCGCGGATGGGGCTGCGTATAGGCAAAGTCGCCTTCGAACTCCACGGTGTCGTCTTCGGGATTGAATGCAATGGGCAGCCCTGCGTCGGGGTCAAACTCCGTTTTCCCGATGCCAGTGCCATAGACCAGGGTGTGTAGGTTCACGATGTCCTGACGGTTCTGGAACTTGTACTTACGCTTGCCGAAATCCAGAATGCGGTTGGCCGCGTCCGCTGCACGCTTGTCCTTCTGGTCCGAAGAGTTTGGGCGTGCGAGGGCCGAGGGTGGGTTGGCGGACATCTGGCTGTGTAAGAACCTGATATTCTTCATGCAATAGGACACGGACAGGGTTGGGTTTACGCCGCCCTCGTCCGTGCCGTTGTTGCCCAGGAGGCCCCAGCTTGACTCGTCGGTGAAGAAGCCCCCATTGCTGGAGGTCTGGTAGCACACACGTTCGGTCTGGCTCCAGTGGTACTCCAGCGGGGCACGCGCTTTCTTGGCCGCCTCAAGCCGGCGGGCCAGTTCTTTGGGCGCCTGCTCGGCGTCCCAGATGCTGAGTTTCACTTAGAGGCCCCCTTGGCGATGCTGAAGCGTTTGCGTTTGCCCTCGGGTTCCTTTGCACACTTGCACTCAGCGGAGCCAGCGTCTTTGCACTTGGCGCATCCGGAGTCCTGTGATGCTCCTTTGGCCGGGCCGAACTTGATTTTGAGCATTTTGGGTTTGGAGTTTCCGTAGTCCATTGAGCCATCTCCGTTTCTTGAGCCACCGTTGGGCCTGGGCCACATAGTACCAGACAGGGATAAGATAGGCCATAAAAAGGCGCGAGGCCAGGTGGAGCTGGACGGGGGGCCAGGCGGGGAGGAGGGTGGCAAGCAGCATTGGTCTAACTCCTTGTTGTTAAAGCATTGGTAAGGATATACCTACTCCACCCATCACCGCAGCCAGGCCCTGGCCCTGCAGACAACGGACATCTTCTGTCTGGGCTTCTCCACAACCCCGGCCTGGACTCTGGCGTTCTCCATCATGCGGGCGTGCGGCGTACTGGCCACGGGCCGGCCAGAGTTGGCCTCTGGGGGTGGCAGGAGGTCCACAAGGTACTGCGCGGCATCCGCTGTGTGATACTCGTGGGCGTGGGCAATCTTCTCGGCGGAGACCGCACTCCAGCTTGCGCTGAAAAGCTCCTCCTCAAGGTCCGCACACGCGGGGGTCAGCAGCACGCGGCGCTGGCCAGCCTTCTCCACGCGCCCCAGGGCGGAGTTCAGATTGGCAATGAGTTCCAGCTTGCGGTTGGATTTGTGCATGATGGGCATGTAGGTCAGGCCCACTGCGCGGGCCGAAAGCTCAAACCACGACGCGGCGCTGTCGTAGATGCGCCGGACTATGCGCATACTGGCCACCCGCCGTTCTATCTCCCGCACCAGCTCCTGGCCCTCCAGACCTTGCTGGACATAGGAGGCATAGACTAGGTACCACTGCCCTGGGCTCAGGGGGTCCTCCGCGGCTACCACAAGGCCGGTTTCTGATGATGACGCGGGGTCCGCGCTGAGGACATGGCGCCACGCCTGTGGGTTGTAGTGCTCCGGAAGTGAGGCTTTGTGGCGGTCGGGGTCGTATACGAAAACGGAATTTTCGCCACGGGCCCACTCGCCATATAACACCGTGGCCAAGTGTGCTTCGCCCTGGGCGCGTGCTGTGGAGAGTATGGTCTCGCGGGTCTCTTCATCAATTGCTGGGTTATCAAGAACGGACAGCCGAAGCCGTTTCACGCGGTCTGCCGGAATGTTGTCTACGAACTCTTTCACCCGCGGCGCTGGAACCTTGGGCGTGTAGGTCAGTGCGATGCATCCTTTCTGGACGAACACGCGCTGCATGAGTTCCTCGATGAGCTTGGGGTCCGAAGGCAGTTCATCTATTGCACCGAAGTGGGCATCGAAGCTCTGGACCGCCGCTCGGGCCTGTTCCACGGCGTGATGGGAGAAAACCAGGATGGTATTGCCATTCTTGAGGTTCACGATTTTGTTCAGGGCATTCCCGGAGCGCACTACTCTGTAGGTATCCGGCTCCAGGTGGGCCAGGAGTTTTGGCAGTAGGGATTCCTCAGCCTGTTTGAGCTGACGCGACAGGAGTAGCAGCTGCAGCGGCCCCACCCAGTGCTTCGGCCGTTTCCAGTCGTCAGCGGGGTCTTCGCGGAACATGACTGCAAAGATTTTCATCAGCGTGAGGGATTTGCCGGCCCGGTTTCCCGACCGACAGTCCAGGACCAGGGCCTCCCTATTCAAGGCGGCATTGATGAACTCCTGCTGGGCCGGAGTGGCCCTGGAGCCCGCTTTCAGGCCGTCATGGCGTTGGAGCTTCTCTTTGTGCGCTAGTTGGAGAATGGCGTCTTGGAGATTGGACATAAAACAAAGCCCCCGTTGGGTTACAACAGGGGCAGTCTAACACGGCAGCATCTGAAATCAAATGCCATTCATGACGTGGATGGCGAGAATCTGCGCCGTCTCGGACACGTCCGTGGTGCAGACCACGCGGAGGGCTTGCTTCAGCGGGAGGTATGCAACATCGGCCACTACCTCAGGGTTGAACGTAATGCTGACTTCCTGCGCGGCCACGGCCTTATGCGTACCTGACCCGACGGCAGAGGCAACGTTATTAGAATATCCCGCCTGCTGCACAACCTCTGCAATGAAAGAGTCGGAGTCTATGACACGGGCCACCCTGTAGAGGTGAGAGGGCAGGTACTCTGGAGGCAGCACGCCCGAGGTGGCGAACGCAATGTGCTGGCCCTCGGAGAAGCCGTGCGACGTACAGCTGACCACATTGGAGCCCGCGGTGAAAGTGCAGGTGGAGCCTGCGGAGGCCACCGCGTCCGTCATGGCCTTGGTGTCGGCGAAAATGCCGGGCAGCGTGCCGTGCTGCACCTGGAAGCCTGGCGTGCCCGCAACGCGCCCGAGGATGACAGAAAAGCGCCAGCGGGACCCATCGGCGTTGACCGGGAGGGCAGGCTGGTTGTGGCAGACCACGTCAGTTTGGGACTGGGGGATTTCCCGGCCCACGTATGCTTTGTATACAAAATTTGAACTTGCCACAGAAGTTACTCCTTTTTCTTGCGTTGGGGCTTGGGTTTGATGGCGTGTAGGAGCGCCTGCAGGTCCACGGCGTCCGTGTCCACGACGTGGAGGATTTCATTGGCCTGCATTTCCAGCACGGTTTTGCCGCCCACCTTGAAGTGGTAGGCAAGGGGCTCCTCCGCCTCCTCGCTGGAGATTGTGGCGAGGAAGTAGTCTTCGGCCTCCAAATGGAAGACCGTCTTCTTGTCCTGGAAGACAAGTGCAAACTTTTTCAGGGCTTTCTGTCCAGGACGTTTGCCGCCTGCTAGCGGCAGGATACGTGGCTCACTCATTTCGGCCTCCCTCCTTGGCTTGGGGGAGTGTAGCAGACTGGGAGGAAGGAGGCGAGGAGATATCAGACTGAAGTAGGGGCAGCAGCACGTGTTTGTGCTCAAGTACCAGAGCTTTCAAGCCTTCCATAGTCAACTGTTCCTTTTCCTTGCGCATTTCGGGCTGGTCCAGAAGGAGCTTAATTAAAGTCACACGAGCCCCAGCCGATTTCACATCGACATCGCTGAGGATACTCTCGGCTGCATCCAGTGCAAGGGAACGCAAGTAGTTGATTTTAGAAGGTGTTTCAGCATCATCAGTTAGCCATGCAAGGAATCCGGGTTCTTTTGCCCAGGCTCCGGACACATCAGGGGCCTTTGCCAACTGGGCCAATTGCTTGACATCGAGTAGTGACAAAGAGCCTGCTGCGACACGGCCTTCTTGTAAGGCAGTGAGAAGGCGAGCCTTTGCCTTGCGCTGCCTTTCGGTCGGACGGTACTCGACCGTGCTGGGAGGTTGTCCGACGTGTTTGGTTCTGAACATCCTACTGTCTATCAACTCTGGGTCAATTGGCTTGGACACTTGGCTCCCTTTCTCAAATTTTCTTCAGCGCGGAGCACTTGAAGGTTATCCCATCTTACCGCAATTCTCAACTGCTCCGGGTCTTCCAAATCAAACGAAGACAGGGGGCGGATGTGGTCGATGTGGAACTTCGATTCATTACCGGTGTACGGAATGCCGTATTTGTCTAGTGCACCCAGGTTCAGATACATGAGAAAGTCATCAATAGGCATACCGAGGTCCTGGACGGCGGAGCCCGTTTTGAATTTGCCCTTAAGGGCGTCACGCAAACGGCTCCGCAGGATGTCTGCGAGACGGGCTTGGGGGGCACGCCGGCGGAGGGCCGTTGAGGGGGCTACACCGTGCTTGGCGCAGTACTCTGCGTGGTAAGCCTTCTTTTGCGCAAGTATCTTATCCCGATTGGCCTCGTAGCGTGCCTTCATTCGCGCACGCTCCTTGTCCTGATTGGCCTCGTAGCGTGCCTTCGTGCGAGCAAGCACCCTGCCCCGATTGGCCTCGCGGTAAGCCTTGTGTCGCTCAAGCATCTTAGCACGATTCGCCTCGTAGCGGGCCTTCTCTTGCGCAAGCACCTGGGCGTGATTGGCTTCGCGGTAAGCCTTGTGCGCCCCCTTTGCGCAGGTCTTACAGTGTGCATACAGCCCATCAGGCTTGCCCTTGTCCGCACTGAACCCCGACCTGTCCTTCTCGACCCCGCACTTGCTGCATACCTTCGCGTTCATGCAGCGAGCCCCTGTTTGTGGAAATGGCATTTTGCGTACCGCATGCCTTCCTTGAGCCGCTTGGGAGTCAGGCCCTGTAGGCCCTGGAGATAGACAGCGAACGCCTCTTGGGAGTGGAAACGGTTGAGGGTCTGGAGGCAAAGCTGGTGGAACTGGCCATCCTGGATGGCGTTCGGAAGTTCCTTTACAGATTTCGTGGGTTTACCGGAAAGAAGGTAGTCAGCTTTGTGGCGTTGGATGGCCAGAAAAAGGGCCCCGCGAGCCTTGTAGGTTTTGGCTTTGACGCCCTTTTGGTAGCTGGGGTCAATGCAGACAATGAGGCCCTCTTGAACGAGTTCCTTAAGGATGCGAGACACTTGGCTAGGGGATGAGCCAATATTCAAGGCCAGCTGCTCGATGGGCAAGTTCCAGCCCGCATCTTGGGCAAGGCCCCAGGCCGCTGTAAGCACCTTCAAAAGAGCCTTGCGCTGGCCGTCCTGAAAAGCGGCGGGCAGGGCGTCTGTAGGCAAGTATTGGTCCTGCGCTATGTGGTAAGTGCATGATTGCGTTGGTTTGGTAAGGATATACCTACTCCCCACCTTCACGCGCTCGGGCAGAGAAGGCGCGGGCATCGCGGGGAGGGCCTTCGCGAGGAAGTCCGCCAGCCTCTGGTTCAGGTACAATCTAGTCATGCCCGCGCGGTCAAAGCGTTCCCAGGCTGACTCCGGCAGCATGCTCATAAGGTAGGCTTCGCACGCGTCACTTGTCGGCACGAAGTCCGTGGTCACCAAGAACCCGGCCTTCCAGTTGCCAGACACGCTTTGGAAGGCCAGGCAGTTCTCGTGACGCTCGGCCAGGGCCAGGCAAAGGTCTTCGGCCCAGGCCGCCTCGGCGGCGCACTTGGGGTCGAGGTCCAGGATGATGAGGCGTTGGGGGCCGGCGGTCAGGGTGCCGACGATGGGGCACCGCTCTTTGCTGCGGGCGCCGAGGAGGCCGGGCGTCAGGCGTGTGCGGAACCATTGCAGTTCGCCGCCGCAGTCTGCGAAACCTTTGAACTTGAGGGCGTTGCCATCGGGGGTTTTGATTTCAAGGAATCCAGCCATTTGAAGCTCCTTCATAGTTGACACCATGCAACGGTGCGTGTTACAACAGTACTCGGAACGTGTTTGGCTGTCAAACAGTTTGGGCCTAAATGCAACTGGGTCCAGTAAAAAGAACACTTTCCACCTTCAGGGGGGAGCCAGCGGCCATGTGCTGCTGGTTCCTTTTGTTTTGGCACATAGGACAAGCCGCGGCGACGCCCCAATATCCCCCACGCGCATATAACAGCTTATTTCTGCTTTATATTCCAGACAGGGATATAAGAAGAGCCCGCCGGGGTTCTTATACAGAAACGCGGCGGGCAGCTAGTGGTGCCTGGGTTTACGTCCTCGGCGCAACGTCTCTTCGTCGATATCTACCACGACGAGCGGCAAGGGTTCGGCCCAACTGCGGAGCGAGACACTCCTTCCGTGTGACCACTACGGTAGTGGGCATCGCTTGCGGCTGTGCGCTCGGCCTTATGGTAGCTTCAAGCGTCCCGTTGGGCCGCCGGGAGGGGGCCTCAACGGTTACTGCCGGACTTCTGCGCACGCATGCCAGAACCTGCACATTGGCCTCCGCTACCCCTCAGCCTCTAAGAAAGGGTCGGTGGGACCTCCCCCGCCCGAAGCGGAGCGAGGGTTGCCGGGCCCCGCATCCTTGCAGGCGCCCCGGCGGGCGGGCTGGTTGCTAATCAGCCATCGGGGTTAAGGCGCTTGCGCGGACACACAAATGTCCCCAGCGATAGACTCCAATATCTCACGGCCCTACGCACAAGTCAAGGACAAAAAAGTGGGCCCCCGTTGCAGGGGCCCGTTTTGCATTGGGCAGGATTGACAGTAGCAGAGTTGGGACAGGCCGGTTGGCGGGCCCTTGGCCGGCTGGCCGCGGGTGCATGCGGTGCGCCCAAGCTGGCACAGACCAGCCATGAAGTCAAGCACTATTTTGGCCGGTGCTGCAGGGGCCTCGCAGTACACAGGCACAGCGCGACTGCGGCCCTCCTTCGGAGTGCCCAGCGGACGGGAACCCACAGCGCGACTGACCGCGCCCCAGGACCCGGAGGGGACGGGCGTGGGGAAGGAGCGCGAGGCCCACATTCAGCCCGGCCAAGCCGGCCCCAGGCGTGCGCCATCCGGGCAGGGCCATACGGGCCGGCGGGGGTCGGGGGCTGTGGGTGTGCAGGTGTGGGTGTGGGGCTGGTTGTAGGGCGGGCAGAGGTCGGCCCCGACGGCGGGGCTGCGTCCCGGGCTCGCCTCCTGCGGCTCCCGCTGTGGAGGAGGTTCCGGAGGAACACGACGACCGCAGGGAGGAGTAGGTATATCCTTACCAAGTTAAGCCAATCATAGGCTTACGCCTCCTCAGTCCTCCGCCAGATGCCTCTCCGCAATCAGTCGCAGATGCATCAGAAAGTCCTTCCGCGGCATGGCCCCGCGCATCCGGTCGCAGGTGTTACAGGTCGCGCAAAGATTGGACATCTTCCAGGGCCCGTTGCTGTGTATCCTGCGGATTTTGTGCGGATGCCTGAAGTGCGGCACCTTCCCGCACCAGTAACAGGCATGCGTCTGAAGTACCCCAATTTCCTCGCCATACTCCTTGCGCATCACGGGCTCCAGCTTCGCATGCTCCAGAATCGCCTTCCGGAACAGCTTGTAGGACTCACAATGCTGCCCACAAAACAGCCTTTTCCCAGCCTTTTCGGCCTTTTTCAGTTGTTTGGTGTCTCTCACCATCTCTTTGCCGCACTCGCAGCGGCACGCCCATGCGGCCCTGTGTTCGTTGGTCCCGCCCTGCTGCACAGCACGGCCCAGCACCAGAACCCCGCCCATGTATTTCCCTGTCAAACCGGCATCCTTTTGCGTCATTTTCGCGCCTCCTGGGCACGCCTTCCGGGCACACCCCTACCCCACACCTTACAAGGGCGCAACCCG